TATTTATTTTCCATACTTTTTTTATTTATTATATTATCTTTTATTTATATAATTAGTAACGTATTTTTATATTTTATTTTTAATATAATATATTTGAATTTATATTATTTTTATTTATAAAACTTAAACCTTTATAATTAAATTCTACTATATTATTATCTTTTATATAATTTTTAATATTTAGTAAATCATTTATTTTAAAACCTATAAATGTTTTATTTTTTATTTTTAATTTTTTAGTATTTAATATTTTAGTTGTATAATGTTTAGTATATAATTTTTGCATATTATTATTTTTTATTTAATTTTTATATTTTATTTTTTTTATTTTATTTTAAATATTTTATTTTATATTTATTTTTTTAATTTATTATATTATCTATTTTATATATAGTTTGTAACGTATATTTATAAATTATATTAAAATTATTATATATTCAACAAATATGTCACATATTGAATATTTTGCACTATAATATAATATATACTAAATATAATTTAAAATATATTTAAATATTATATATTTACTAAATATAATATAATTTATATAAAGTAAATAATATTAAATATTAATTATTAATGAAAATAAGTACATATATAGTTGGAAATTACATTATTTGTAATAAAAATGTATATTTACCAATATATTAACAATATATAAGTATATTTATTAAATATAATACAAAGTATTGATTATTAAGTTATTATATTAATAATACATTGTAATATATTCAACAATATATAGAAAACATTGTATATAATTCAAAAAAATGTACGTTTTATTGTCAAATATGGGGTGTTTTATAAAATGACTTTCATAATTGACTGGCAATCAAGTACATATGTGTGAACCCAAAGGTTCTTTTTACGCAATACTTTAATTTAATTGAATCAACTATTTATTAAATAACATTAAAGACAGTGTTTATGTTAGAATTTGGTTACGATGATACCATGAATCAACGACGTCCGAACTCACTCACAGGTACACCCCTTATGAAGCGATCTAAGCCGCCTGCCCCTTCCAAGAAGAAATCGCTAGGCTACTATAATAAAGCCAATAAGACCGGCACGGGTGCTAAAGCAGGTGGAGGTATGAGTCAAAAGGGCGTCAACAAATACAAGAAAGATAATCCTGGTAGTAAGCTTAAGACTGCGGTTACCACGCCGCCAAGTAAATTAAAGAAAGGCAGCAAAGCCGCTAAACGCAGAAAATCGTTTTGTGCTAGATCTAAGAGTTGGACCTCAGAAAGAGGTAGAGCAGCTAGAAGACGTTGGAACTGTTAAAAAAAAAATGAAAAAAATAATTGTTATCTTACTGTTAATTATAAGTTACTCCTGTGCTTCCATCAAAGGCCAGGCATATATAGATGTTAATGAAAATATGGATTTTGAACCAAATGAAGATGTTAGATTCAGAACTAGGTTTAAAGTCGGTTATAAAATATATATAGGAGAAAAGAAAACATTGTTTGAAAAAAAGAAAAAGCAAAATGAATATAGGATACCCGGATACAAAAAATAAAAAAGGAAGCGGTGGGCCTTTACTTAATACTAACCCTCCTGGAGAAGCTGTAGCACAGGGAATGATTTCAGGTATGGCACCTATGATTCCAATAAAACCTAACTTGTTCAAAAAAGAGGGATTAAAAACCACTATTAAGGATAAGACACGTAAAAAACCAAATGTGCCTCCTAGAATGAATTATAATTTGGACGTAAGAAAAACGCCAACAATAAGACAAACATAGTTATGCCTAAATTTCAAGAAAATACAGGATTTAAATTACCAGGAGTAGGATCCAAAGAGATAGACACCCCGGGGGTATTTAGAAAAGAGCAGGGTGTAGAAGATGTTGGTTACTGTAAATGTACAGAGCCACATATGATGCCCAAGGGATCTAGCCCACTTCTAAAGTCTACCTTTGACTCAGTTGTCCCTGATTACTACAGAACATCGTACACTCGTACTAGCTGGCCAGTTAAGAAAGGAGCTAAGTCAGAAACTAAGACTGCTAACCCAGGAGAGATAGAAACCACAGGTGGTGATCCAGGTAAAGATAAAGGTGATGGTAGAAGTAATGTGGAACAAACTGTAAATATCTACGGTTATGGTGGCGGTAAAGAACCAAAAGATTATTTTAGCAAATTTCTTAATAACAATACAACAAATACTACTCCAAAAGATACAAGTACATCTAGCAATATAAATAGAGAAAAAGTAACTACAGCTACACCTGGTAAAAGTATGAAACAAGCATACGCTGATGCGTTAAGACTTGGTTATAGAGATGCAGATGAAAGCTTTGAGGATTATTCAGCAAGAGCTAAAAAAGATAAAAATTACGGAAAAGGTGGTGGTTCATCTACTAAATATTATGTAAATGGTAAGGAAGTAAGTAAAAAAGCTTACGATGATGCCGCACCTGGAACTAAATATAAATTATAATGGCTAAAAAAGAAACAATAACAGAAATAAGAGAAAAGCCAGGAATGTCCAACGCTGGTAAATATAAAAATGTAAAAGCAAAAGACTTTTGTGGACCAAACGGAACCTACCCTGTCAATACACTCAAAAGAGCAAAAGCTGCACTAAGCTATTCAAAATTTGCTTCTGACCCCGGTGATATAGTAAGTTGTGTAAATAAAAAATATCCAGAGCTTGCTAAGAAAGAATCTGATGACAAAAAGAAAAAAGCTCCTCTTGCTTATGGATCAGGCCCTTTATTTAATAAACCTCCAAAGTATAAAAAAGGTGATCTTATAGATGAAACAGATCACGAAGAAGGTAAGTATACTACTACAAATAAAAAAAGACCTGGTAATCAGTATAATGTTGAAAACATAAGTGCAATTAAAGAAGATGATAAAGGTCAATATATGGTTAGTTTAGACGAAGATGAATTTGGTGATAGCGGTAAAAAGAAACGTGTAACTAACTACGATCAAGGTCCTAATGCAGTAAGAGATACATTAAGACCTGCAAAAGGAAAAGTTTTTCGAAAAATTACAAAAAATAAATATAACAACAAACCAAAAGCGTAAGTCATGGGAAAAGATAAGAAAGAACACAAAGAAGAAGTAAAAGTTGAAAAAGTAAAAGTTGATTTAGTAACCCGTCCAGGCGGTGGAGTTACAGTAGACAACAAAAAAACCAGCAGAAGATTTAAGTAAATTAAAACCCTCCAGAGTCTAGGGTACAGCAAAGACTCACATATTAACCAATTAAACCGAAATATTATGACATATTTATATTATAATTACAGAACTTGGAACAACAGTCAAACTGAACCACAAATACCAGAAGAGACTATAAAGATGTGGGAACGCGTTGCTAAAAAAAGCAACTGGCGTATAGTTGAACTACCAAATGGTTATTTTCAAACTGAATGTCTTGGTACACAAAAAGAAGGACAGTGGGAAGATGTAACCCGTAGAGAAACTATTGAAGGTGCAGAGCGCGCAATTGATTCTTCCATCGAACATTATAAAAAGAAACTTAAGGCACTCCAAGGCCCTAAGGTTGTTAAAACATTTAAATAATGGCTTTAAGAAGAAAAAAAAGTGCAAAAAAGAAATCAGGCTCTAAAAAAGATGCTTGTTATTATAGCGTAAAGGCGAGGTACGATGTTTTTCCATCGGCCTACGCCTCTGGCGCAATTGCTAAATGTCGTAAACGTGGCGGTCCTAAAAGAAAGAAAAAGTAATGGCAGGAAAAAAAGTTAAAGCTCCTGCAGGTTTTCACTGGATGAAAAAAGGTAATAATTATACTTTAATGAAACATTCAGGTAAATTTGTACCACATAAAGGAGCATCTTTACATGCCACATTTAATATACAAAAAGTACATAAAGGTGGCAGTAAGAAAAACTAAAAAGGGATTAGCACTTAAACGTTGGTTTAAAGAAAAGTGGACCGACGAAAAAGGTAATGTGTGCGGTTCTACCAAAAATAAAAAAACAAAAAAATGCCGACCCTCTAAAAGAGTATCAGGTAAAACAGTTAAAACTTGGGGTGAAATGTCTTCTTCAGAAAAGAAGCGGGCTGTTGCTGAAAAAAAGAGAGTTGGTATGGGAAGGAAGACTTCTCAAATAAGAAAAAAAACTACAAAAGCAAAAAAGAATGGCCCTACCAAAAAACGGCGTAGCTAAAGAAATCCGCTCATATGCGGGCAGTTTATTTGTATTCCTATTTGTTATAGGTATTATTATTACATTATTGCAATTCCCAGTATTAGAATCTAATAAGGAAGTTGTTATGATGCTCATAGGAACAATAGCTGCAAGTATACCTATAATAATAAGTAGCATCACTGGTACAAAACCAGATGATATTGAATCACTTAAAGCTACAATAGATAAAAAAGAAAACCATATTGAAACACTTGTTGGTGAAAAAGATCGTCTAGAAGGTATGGTGATTAACTTACAGAAAGAAATGTTAAAAAACCAAGACGATATAATGGATAAAATTATTTTAAAAGCAGCTATGGACTTTGATGATAGAAACGCAAGCTGTAAATGTAAAAACAACTAAATTATGAAAGATACAAAAATTACTAAAAAAAATGTAGGTGCGGCTATCAGAGATGATAAAGCTCATATGGATTATTTAAAAAGAGATATAAACTATGATGCTAAGCATGGCCACAGTGATATTAATATGACTGCTGATGAAAAACATATTTCAAAATTAGCAGGAGATGTAAGAGCTGATGGTAGCTTTTTATCTAAGCATTACAGTCATAATAGAGTATTTTCTCACGGTGGACCTGGAATGTTTAAAGATAGCTACGGTGGTGAATCTGTAGAATTAAAAGATCAAATGAGCCCTGCGGCTATGTATGATAAAAGTCCTGTAAAGGCTACTGAAGAATTTAAAGAAACTATAGCTGAAAGTGATGCAAATGATGGATTCAAAGAAGCAATTGCGGCCACTGAAACTACTCCAGCTAAAATGATGGATAGTAACCCTGTTCTATATGTAGATGGCACTCCAGCTTACTATATGACACCTATAAAAGATGTAGAAGGTGAAGGTGAAAAAATTACTAAAAGACAAGGACCTGAAAGTAAATTTAACCCCAGCGGTACACTTAAAAAATAAGCCACGGATAAAAATCTGAACGGTTACGTAGACTAAACATACAAAAAACCGTGATGACGATTACATCCCCTGTGGCATAATATATATAATATATGTTTGGATTAGGAAATAGAAAAGAAAGACTCCAAAGAAGGGAAGAAAGACTTACCAGAAGAATTGATAGTGCTGAAGACGAAGAAAAAAAAAGAAGACTTGAAGAGCGCAGACAAAATGTAAACAGAAAGAAAAAGGAAGCGGCATTTGATGACTATTACAAATCTTTAGAAGAAAATTATAAAGGAAGTAAAAATAATCCTTTTAATTATACTATGCCTAAAGATGCATTAGAAGTAATAGAAGGAGAGGAAAGTAGTCCTGTTGGTTATATGATGGTTGGTGCTAAAGTAAAAGGATCTAGTCCTAATCAAGCTTTTTCTATGAAAGATCATAATACTATAACAAATTTGCAAGGTGACAATAAAGTAAATTCTGAAGGCACATTTAGAACTAACTCTCAAAATATTTATGCAAGTTTTGATAGCCCTATCGCTTTTAGGGGTATGAATGCTGCATTTAAAAAAGATTCAGGTCCTACGCAAGGAATGTGGTCTTTAAAAATGGGTGATAGAATAACTCAGCAAAATGCACAAGGATTACAAAACGCTTCAACTGCGCTGTCAATGGCAACCGACGTTGCAAAAATGTTTGTGCCAGGCGGAGCTTTTGGCAAAAAATAAAATATAATATAATTTAATTTAATTTAATTTAATGGCACAATTTGGGGGGCCTAAGTTAGTGAAAGAACTGCACTTTGATGACAAAGCTAAGTTAAAACTAACAAGAGGTATAAATAAAATAGCAAATTCTGTAGGGTCAACACTGGGGCCAAGCGGAAGAACAGTAGTAATAGAAGATGACTTTGGTAATCCACATGTAACTAAAGATGGAGTTACTGTTGCAAATTCAATAATGTTAAAAAATCCAGTAGAAAATTTAGGTGTTGCTATGATGAAACAAGCAGCACAGCAAACAGCTAATATAGCCGGAGATGGCACCACCACCTCTATAGTGCTAGCTCAGGCTATAATCGGCTGTTATAAAGAACAAAATGGTGCAGATTTTTCTTTTAGAGATATAAGAAGTGGTATTGATAAATACAAAACTCACATCCTTAAAATTTTAGAAGATAAATCAATTAAGATAACTGAAGACAGATTAAACGATGTTTCTACTATATCCGCTAATAATGATAAAGTATTAGGTAAATTAATAGCAGATGCATTTCGAGAAGCTGGGGATAATGGTATAGTAGCTATGGAAACATCACCTACGAGTGAAACATATGTTGATACTGTTGAAGGTACTAAACTTAATTCAACTTATAGAACGCATCATTTTTACACTAATAAGGAAAAAGAAGTTTCTGAGTTAGATAATCCATTGGTGTTTATAAGTGCATCGGATATTCCTAATGTCAGAAAAATTCAAGACATCCTGGAGTACGCTATTAAGTCTAATCGTAGCATACTCCTTATTGCTCCACTTGAGTCGCAGCCGTTAACAGCTCTAGCGATGAATATGGTGAAAGGCAATATTAAGGTCAATGTAATAGATCCACCTAGCTTTGGACTTAAGCGAAAGGATATTCTCGAAGATCTAGCATTGCTTGTCGGGGCTCAAGTATTTGACGAAAGCCTTGGGGATTCGATTGACTCAATCACCCCTGACCTGTTAGGAGAAGCAGATAAAGCTATCTCGGATAAAGACGGAACTGTGCTCGTCATAAAAGAAAAATCAAAAGAAGCACAAGAACGCATAGAATATTTAAAAACTGCGCTTGAAAAAGAAGATCATCACGTTTTAACTAAACATTTAAATGATCGTCTTGCTTTACTCTGTGGTGGTGTATCTATAATATATGTAGGTGCAGATACAGATGTAGAGTTAAAAGAAAAACAAGACAGAGTAGATGATGCAATTCATGCTGTTAAAGCTGCTAGAAAAGAAGGTATATTACCCGGTGGCGGATCAGCACTTGCTTTTGCAAGTAAAATGGATTGGGAGATGAAACTTAATCAAGGCGAATTAAAAGGAGTCGAAATATTAAAAGATTCTCTTATAACACCATATACAAAAATATTAGCTAACAGTGGATATGACGCAAAAAATTATTCAAGCTTTCCTAACTGGGGTTGGGGTCTTGATGTTACCTGCGGATGTATTAAAAAAGATTTAATAGATAAAGGTATTATTGATCCACTTCTTGTTACTAAGACTGCGTTAAATAATGCAATATCTGTTGCAACTACTATATTATCAACCGATTGTGTAATTTCAAATGTTAGAGAAGAATGAAAGCAATAGGTAATTTTATAGTTATTGATGAAATAAATGAGCCACTTACAAAAACTGCAGGTGGCTTAGAGTTAACAGATAAACTAAAAGAAGATATAAGATACAGAAAAGGTAAAATTATATCTTCAGGGCCTGATTTACTTAAAAAAGACCAAGTAATACTTTTTGATAGAGTTGCAGGTTTTCCTGTAGAATATGAAAGCTATGTTTACAAAGTAATTAGTCTTCGAGATGTTATAGCAATAATATAATGGATCGAACAGATTTTTTAGAACGGGGTGAACTTAAAATAGATTTTCTTAAATACTACAGATTAGTTTCTAGATGGGCAGCTAAAAATAATGATTTAAAAATTGCTGATTTAGAACTTTTATTTTATTTAGATCCTATTACTTATTTTACTATAAACGATTTTAAAGATGGCACAATATATTATTCGTGGGATAAAGCAAGGTTTTACAGACTTCAAAGAGACGGTTGGATTACTAAGGTTCATCTTGGGAAAGGGCGTTCTGGAGATCACAATAAATATAAAGTAAGCCAAAAAGGTAAATTACTTATTAATAAAATATATCGTATTTTAATTGGCAAAGAAGATATACCATCTTCAGCAAGACGAAATAAGGTAATGCAAAGAAAAACTTATATAGACAAAGTATATAGCCAAGCTATAAAAAAATTCAACAAAAAAAATATTTAAAAAATGGCAATAAGAACTATAACAACCACTGTTGATCCACTTAATGGACAGACTATTAATACTATAACTGGGTTAACGGCTAGTGATACAATTATAGGCACAGTACTTAGAAAGAATATGTGTATTGGTGCATTTAAATACACTGATCAAACATTTTCATTAAGTGTTCCAGATGGAAACGTAAATACCTTTACTATACCAAATACAGGTGCAGCAGGTTTACCTCCGGCAAATACAACTTTATTACCAGGAACGGTAAGTATAGTAGCTAATGGTGCAAATTTCGTTGAAGGGGTAGACTTTACAATTGGTGGTACAGGTAATAGAGTAATTAGTTTTACAAGTACTTATACAGGAAGCGGTAAAGTAACAACAATAACATTTGATTACTATGATTCCAATGCAGCGAACTTATCATACGATACTAAAGTATTTCCAGATAACTGTAGAGCTACTGCTAACTTAGACGGTTATGACATTATATTATGGAATAACGGATTACAATCACAAGAAGTAAAAGCTGGAGTTACTTCAGGTACAGTAAATGCAGTAGTAGAAGCATTAATAACAGATCAATAAAAAAAAATAAAATGGCAAAAAATACTGGAACAAGATTACATATGGTAGAAACTTTACCCGGTGTAACAATACAACAAGCAAACGTAAAAAATCCTAATCAATCCTTACCTATTACTTGTAAAGTAAAAATGAGTGCAGGTGGGACTAAATTAAAAAAATAAGATGGCAAAAATCAGTACATATACTATAGACTCTACAATAGAAGGAGATGATAAACTATTAGGTACTGACTCTGCATCCACCTCAGCATTAGCAACTAGGAATTATACAATAGATAGTTTAAAAGCATATATTAATGGTAATCAGCCTGGTAATATTACAGATGAAATACCATTAGGATTTTTTCTATCTGTAAATAGAGAAGGTACCGCATATGAAAGAGCTTTAGTTAGAACTTTAGCTGGATCTACATTAAATAATGTGGTATTAAAAAGTGCTACCGTTAATACAGGGTGTGATGTATTTCTTAATACATTAGGATCAGGTCAAGTATTTTTAATAATAAGAGATTATAACAACGGGCAATTTGCTGTTGATTATGATTTAGCAGATTTTGCAACTAATTCAGCAACATGGTCTGGTACAGTTGGTGGTAATCCACATTCAGGTACAATTACATCATTTAATGCACCGGATTTTTCAAATGCAAGTCCAGAGCCTAACTCATCACAATATGTAACAGTTGGTGGTAACAAATATACAGATTGGTGTTTTAATGTAACACTGGGTTCAGGACAAACATATACAGGTGGGCAAGTAGCTTTTACAGAATTTACATTTCTTACAGGTTCTACACAAATTGAAACACAAGCTATTGGTACTTTAAAGATTACTAGAAATTTAGAAGTGCCTGATGGTGATGTAACAATAGGTACACAATCACCTTTAACAGACCCTAGAAATTTAACTGTATATGGTGATATACAATTACCAACCTCTGAAAGCAGGATAAAATTTGGAGGTAGTACAAACAATGTTTTAATGAGTACCGATGGTAATGATCTTACGGTATCTGGTACTGGTACTGGTAAAAATTTAGTTACAAATTCAACTAGATTTACTCAAGACATTGTAAAAGATACAAATGCTACATCTACAGATGGTAGAACTATTATGGGTCAAAATACCTTTACTGCTATCAACACAGATGGAACTAGAGGTGTTCTTTCAAACTCAGGTGTACAATTACAAGATTCAAGTGGTAATGCTTTATCACAACAGCAAGTATCTGGTAATGCAACACAAGGAGGATTAACAAATCAAGGATATTTAACTTCACTTAAAGTAGATAATAATTGGTTTCAACTACCAGCACTTAGCTCAGGTGTAGCGGAAGCTTTGCCTGGACTTAGCGAAACTTTAGCTGGACCAACAGGCACAATAACTACAGGCCGTTTCTTTTACGGTATTCAAAATGCTGCAGGAGCTTTATTTCAAACAGCATCTTCACCTGCTAGTTTAACTACAGGGGAATCTATCGGTGCTAATATAACTTCAATAACCGTCGCGTCTGGTAATAGGACAGATTTTGATTCATTGTTTAGTAATATACCAGCGGGTCAAAAATTATATTTTGTTGAAAGTACATATACAACTCCTTTTCCTTCTGCAGGTGGTCAAATACTTGATCAATCTGTAAATATATATTTGGTGGTTTCATATGATACAGGTACATATATTGCAACATTTGGTAGACAAGGATATGGTACTTTAAATGTATCTACAAGTACATTTAATATAGATTCAGAAACTGTAAAATTAAATACTATACCACAAGCTTCTAAATCTAATTATTTATTTTATGATACCGCAACTAAAGCAGTATCTCATAATTCTTTGAATATATTAGCTTCAGCTAATGGTGCAACATATGATTACGGTGGTAATGTAGATGTTCCAGTAACTTCTATAACTTTTGAAAATCTTCAAATTACAGCACCTGCCAATGGACAAGTTGTATTAAAACAAGGTTATTATTATGGAGGTGCATATACAAATAGTTTTGTAGCTGTGGACTGGTATCATTATATTTTAGATAATATATCTGCTGATAAAACAGTAACTTTACCAGTGGGTGCTGCTTGTAGTAGTATTAGATTTACAAATATGTCTTCACTAAATTCAAGTGGAGTATATACACCTTCATCTTTTACGTGGACAATAAACCCAAATGGGTCAGAAAAAATAATGAGATCTACATCACTTGTGCTTGATGAATCAACAGCTTCATTTGAGCTGTTTTATTCAGATGCAAGTAATGGTTGGATCGTAAATGGAATAAGCTAATGGGACTAACAATAGATATGCCAACTGCTGGCCTTTTAGGAATAACTAATGCCGCAACAGCTAATATAATAAATACAACCGCTACATTAACAAAAAGTTCTGTTAATATATTACAAGGTAGTGTAAATTATACTATAACGTTTCCTTCTTCTAATTTATCAGCTGGTGATGAAATAGTACTTAAAAAATTAGGTACTGCTACAGTTACTGTTGCAAGTACATTAATAGAAGGAACAAATCAAACAATAACAATAACTAACAATCAACCAATAAGATGTTTGTACGTAAACAATACTTTTGGATGGGTAATAACTTAAGGCCATGCCAGATATAAAAACTTTTTATCCGGGTGCTACAGCTAGTAACCCTATAAACAATTCTACAGATGCTGTAAATTCAACTACAGCTACAACAGCAACAAATGTTGATGATCAAAATTCTGCTAATAATATTAAAGTATGGGCAGGAACTAAAGTTCAATATGATGCTGTAAATCCAAAAGATGCAAATACTCTTTACTTAGCAACAGAATAATTATGGCAATATATTTAGGAACAAACAATTTAGCGGGAATTGGAGGAGGAGGCCAGCAAGATAACAATGGTACTATAACACCTTTACCTTATCCAGACATATCACAAATGCCTGTAGTGGCTTTTACATATGGTTCAGTAGCTGCATCTTTAAGTAATCAAGCGGCACTTACATCTGTATCAGGAAATATAATTGATAATACTTCTTCAAATTATTTTACGCATACAACTCCAGCTACAAATGCTGCGGTAACAAATCAAGATGTATTAAACATAAGCAATGCTAATGGCGGAGCATTAACAAGTTTAATTATATCTTCAAATCAAGCTGTAACTGGAAATAGTAATAATTCAGGAACACAAGCTCTTAGTGTGGATGTTATTATAGATGGTACAACAACTACTTTTGTAGTACCAAGAAAAGGAGCTTATGCTAATAGTTCTTATACTGCATATGGTACTATGTGGTGCGGTTTTGGTGGATATAATTTAATAGCACTTGGTGGCAAAAGAGAATATGCAGGAGGTAGCTCAGCTTATGCTTATGCTTATACTACATATAGTCCTACTTATCAAACCCTGCCTGATTTAGGATGGGTTGGAACTACAGGAGGAAATACAGTAACTTTTAATAATAGTAATAATAATTTAATACATGTTACTAAAGCAGATGCTACCGGTGGTTTGAATTCAAGTGCAGATACTAATTTTAGATATGTTCAACTTCCTGTAAAAACACATTTTGGACTTGGATTACCTTGGTTAAAATTTAATAGTACACTTCAAATAAGATATTCTAGAGCCGTGGATTCTTGGACAAATCCTGGAAGTGCTATATTCTATGGACAGAAATTTACTTTTTAAAATAAAAACATAATGGCAAATATAACAAATATAATTGGGGGCCAACCATATCTAGATGCCGCAACAGGCAACATGAAGAACAAACTTCTAAATTTTTGGAAAGGTACACAAGCACAATATGATGCATTAAAACAAACAGCAGCAACTACTGCTAGTAATCCTGCAGCTGTATCTAGTGTAGATTTTACAGTTACAAGTTCTTCAGCTTTTACAGTTGGAGATATTGTATATGTTACAGGTACAGCACCGGGAAATACTACAAGAACACAAGGAACAGTTAGTAGTATACCTGATGCAACAAGTGTTGTAGTTGGTTTTACACCTGCTTATACTTCTGCATCTAGTACTGGTTATCAAATTGATTTGTATGACCCTAAAACATTTTATATAATAACAGCTTAATATGCCAACAAATGTAGGTTCAGAAGCACTTTCCGCTTTAAAAGTAGGCGAGTCAACAGTATCTAAAGCATATGTTGGTCATAATCAAATATTTCCAAATAGTACAGAAATAACGGCATTACAAATGGTTAGTGCACATTCAGCAAATTTTAATACTAGTTCTACTGGTGCTTTCCCAAATTCTGGGTCATCTGGTCAAGGAGTTAGTGGGGGATACTTGCCTAGAATTAATGTAACTGGAGAAATAGGATCTCAGTTTTCAATTGTTGGTACTAGTAATGGTAGCTGGGCAAACGGTTCATTTTCTTCAGGTATATATACATTAGTAACATCACCTCAAGGATTTGGATTTGATAGTGCAGCTAATCCTGGAATTGGTAGTATTCCGAGTAATAACAATTGTGATGATCCTCAAAGAAATGTAACATTTACAGTAACCCCGGAAGGAAGCACTGTGTTTGCGGGTGGTGTAAATGGAGCTTTAACTTTACCTCAAGATCCAGGGCTTGTAACTAGTAATTATACAGCTAGCCCTTTAAGTATAGATTGTTCATTAACAACCCCATTAGCTTCATCTAAAACAACTATAGGAAGTACAGTATATTGGGTACAAGGTGCTTCTTGGAATATAACTTGGAGTTTTGGAGGAACGTATGTAACAAATGCTTCTTTAAGTGCTTTTGGTAGTGGTACATTTGGTGGTACAACACCTTCAGGTACTTCAGGAAGTGGAACAGCTACTTGGACACAAACTTCTTCTCAATTATCACAAGTAACATTTTCTATATATGTTAATTCAAGTGGTTGTAATAATGCTACTAACTCTCCAGCACAAGTAACTAGACTTGGAGGACAAACTCCTTAAAATAAATGGCAAGAATAAAACTATATCCAAAAGATACATCAATAACAGGTGGAGATAAACTTGTTGGAACAGACGTTGCTGGTGACAATGTAACCAAGAACTTTCAGATAGAAGATCTTGCTCAATACTTTGAACAAACTGGTAATACTTTATTTCAATATAATTTTGCAGGAAAATATAGTAATGAAACTATATCTTCTGGACAATATAGATACCAAGTTGATCCTTCTGCACCAACTATTTATGGATGGGCTAATATAACAGGTATAGCGATAAGTAGATACAATAGGAACGGTGAAGATGTTACACCAATGATTCCTCTGTTAGTTAATCAAATAATAAAAATTACAGATATAGCAACCTCAGCTAGTTTAGGTTATGGCTTATATCAGGTAACATCATCAACATCTTTAAGCAGCGGAGGTGCATACTTATTAACACTTACTTTAAAAGGAGCTTCCAGTGATGTTGACAATGGTATTATATCAATAGCACCGTTTGGAGTTGAAGGATATGAATATACTTTTACTCAAAGCGCTGCAGCTTCAACATGGACAATAACACATAATTTAGGAAGATTTCCTAGTGTTTCTACTGTTGATTCAGCTGGTAGTATAATAAATGGTGCAGTAACTTATACAAATGAAAATGTAATAACCGTTGTGTTTACATCGGCAACAAGTGGAAAAGCATACTTAAACTAATAAAAAATGGCAATAAAATATTTAAACAATCTTGATTTAAACAAGAATCAGCTACAAAATGCTGTTATACAAGTACTTGGTACTGCGCCTTCAAATCCTGTTTCAGGTCAAATATATTATAATTCATCGGACAATTTAGTATATTATTATAATGGTACTTCTTTTAAATCATTTTCAGGTGATATAGAGTCAATAACTACAAGTACAGCAAACCAATTATTAATAACTAATGATACAGGGCCAATACCAAGTTTAGCTATTGTTACAGGTTCAGTTGTAAATAGTGGTACTGCTTTAGCTACAGGCGATCAAATATATGATTTTGTAATTGGAACTCCTATAAGTTCATTAGCTACAGCTACTGCTGATGTTGATCTTGGTAGTAATAAATTAATTAATGTTACAGACCCAGCAGCAGCACAAGATGCAGCAACTAAAGCATATGTAGATGCAGCTGTAGTTGGTGGTTTAACATATAAAGGCGGTTATAATGCTTCTACAAATTCACCAGATTTAGATACAGGTAGTAATATAGCTGTAACACAAGGAGATACATATACTGTTACTGCTGATGGTACATTTTTTACTGAACAAGTTAGAATAGGTGACTTTTTAATTGCTGAAGAAGACATGGCCGCCTCAGGTGGTAGTGCTTTATCAAAATGGACTGTAGTACAAAGTAATATAGATTTAGCAACAGCTGCAGCAACTGATGGTGCAACAGTAAAAGGTATTTCAGGTTATGATTCAGCAGATTTTTCAGTAAATGCAAATGGCTGGGTACAATTAGCAACAAAACAATTTGCGGCATCAATTGGTGATGGTACAAATACAAGTTATACAGTAACTCATAATTTAGGTTCTTTAGATGTAATAGTACAATTATATGATGTATCTTCAAATGATACTGTAATTGCAGATATTGTAAGAACATCAACTAATGTTGTAACAGTTAGTTTTTCTGTAGCACCTACAACAAATGATATTAGAGTACTTATACAAAAAATAGGATAATAAATAATATATGGGTATTAAGTTTCAATCACCGATAGATCTTTCGGCACATAGAGCTATACGATATAATAGCGCTGCCCAGACTTTAGTAGTTACAGTCGCAACTAAAACTGCAGCTCACCCAGAATATGGAAATGGAAGTACAGATGGTTATGTTGTAGATGGTATTGAAGGTCCTTATTTAGAATTTACACCTGGTAATACATATAAGTTCGATCAATCGGATAATTCAAATAGCAATCATCCACTTAGATTTTATGAAGATGCTGCAAAAACAACAGCATATACCACAGGTGTAACAACTAATGGTGTACCTGGACAATCAGGTGCTTATACCCAAATAGTACCAACAACTTCTGTACCTCCCATATTATATTATCAATGTAGTAGTCATTCCTTAATGGGAAGTTACGTTAAATTTGGTACAGGATCACAGGGTGATACATATACATTAAGTGCTAGCCAAGATGGCGATAATGTTGATATATTATTAGATGCAGGTACTGGTACTGATTCAACTGTACAATTAACAGCTGGTTCAAATGTAACACTTACTAGAAACAATGCTCAAGAAGTAACTATTGCTGCATCAGGAGGTGGTGGTGGCACAGGTACAGTAAGTGTACAAAAAAATGTATACACTGGTAATGGTTCAACAACAACATTTAATACAAGTACAGCTATTGTTAATGAAAATAATGTACAGGTATATATAGATGGTGTTTATCAATCTAAAGATAATTATACTACAAGTGGAAGTACAGTTACAATGGCAACTGCTCCTGGAAATGGTACATCTGTTGAGCTTATTCATTTTATTACTTTAAGTGGTAATGTTGTAGCGGTCGATACTTTTAATGCTAATGGTGTAACAACTACTTTTAATCTTACTTTATCTGTTAGTGATAAAAACAATACTCAAGTATATATAGACGGTGTTTATCAAGATAAATCCACATACTCAGTTAATGGTAGTAATATAACTTTTTCCCCAGCCCCTGGTAATGGAGCTAAAGTAGAAGTAGTACAATTAAAACCTTCAACTTCATCAACTGGTATAAATTCAAATGTTTTTACAGGAACCGGAAGTGCTGTTGATTTTACATTATCACAATCACTTACAAATGAAAATAATACATTTGTATTTATACAAGGTGTATATCAAGAAAAATCAACATATTCTATAGCAGGTACAACTTTAACATTTAGTACTGCACCTCAAAATGGTTATAGTATTGAAGTAATGGCTTTTGATAGTATAACAATTGGTAATCAATCTAGTCCTGGCACTGATTGGCAAACCGCTATAAAAACTTCAAATTTTACAGCTGCTGCTGGAGATGGATACTTTGTTAATACAACTTCAAGTTCAGTAACTGTCACTTTACCTACACCTCCTACTGTTGGGAATGAGGTAGTAATACAAGACTATGCTGGAACATTTGATACTAATGAATTAATATTAGTTAGTAGTGATAAAATACAAGGTAGAGACACTAATGCTAAGTGTATTATTGAAAATGCAACTGTAAGATTAATATATCAAGATACAACTCAAGGTTGGACTGCAGATAATATAGTAGATATTCCTCTTACACGAACTGCAAACTTTTTAGTTGTAGCCGGTGGCGGTGGTGCCGGAAGAAATGACACATACTACGGTGGTGGTGGTGGTGGTGGAGGTTTTAGATCTTCAACAGACGGTAGAGGAGGAGGACAATCTTCTGATACAGCATTACAATTAACACCATCAACTAATTATACTGTAACTGTAGGTGGTGGTGGTGCAGAAGGTACAAGTGGTACAGATAAAGGAACTACAGGTTCAGATTCTGTTTTTGGTACTATAACTTCTAAAGGTGGAGGTGGTGCTGGTGCTTATGATGCAACAGGTAACGCTTTAGATGGTGGCTCCGGTGGTGGAGGTGGTGGTAATGACCAAGCAAATACAGGGGGTAGTGCTTTAACTTCTCCTGCTATATCAGGATATGATGGTGGTGATGTTGCTGCAGGATCTGGTGAAGGTGGTGCTGGTGGTGGTGGTGCTGGTAGTGCTGGTGTAAATGCAACTACTACAAGTGGGACAAATGGAGGAGCTGCAAAAGCTGCAACTATTACAGGCTCTACTGTATATTATGCTGCCGGTGGTGGTGGTAAAAGAGGTTGGCAAGGAAGTCATGGATCTGCAGGCTCAAACGCAGTTGGAGGTGCTAACTCTGGTGATGGAGGTACTCCACCTGGAGCTACTTCTGCTGCAAACGGTCAATCAGGTAAAGTAATATTAAAATATGACAGTTCTTACACACTTACAATTGGTGCAGGATTAACCAGTTCAACTGCTACATCTGGTTCTGATAAAATAACAACATTTACAGCAGGAACAGGAAATATATCAATTAATTAATAATTATGGGACATTACGCTTTTTTAAATATGCAAAATATCGTTACTGAAGTAATAACAGGTAAAGACGAAACTGATGGTCCTACAAACTGGGAAATACATTATGGCAATCTTCGTGAACAAGTTTGTAAAAGAACATCATATAATACTTTAGGTGGGGTGCACTCACAAGGAGAAACTCCTTTTAGAAAAAATTATGCAGGAATTGGGTACACTTATGATTTTGGTAGAGATGCTTTTATTCCACCTAAGCCATTCCCTAGTTGGACACTAGATTCAAATACATGCTTATGGGTAGCCCCTGTGGAAATGCCATCTGATGGTAAATTATACACATGGGACGAAGAAAATCAAATTTGGGTAGAAGATGGCACAAACTAAAGTAAAATATCCAGGTTTAATAGATTTTGAAACTGTAGACTGCGAATATTTAGTCGTTGCAGGTGGTGGCGGTGCTAGTGTAAATAGAGGTACAGGTGGTGGCGGAGCAGGAGGTTTAAGAACTGCTTTTGGATCAACATCTGGTGGTGGTGCTAGTGCTGAAACTAATTTAACTCTTGATTTAAGTACAAATTATACAGTAACCGTTGGAGGTGGAGGTGCTGCTGCAGCTAGTAATGCTGCTGCTGGCGGTAATGGTTCTAATTCTGTATTTAGTACAATAACCTCTACTGGTGGTGGAGGTGGGCCCTCGGGTAGTTCAACAGGCGGTAATAATGGTGGTTCTGGTAGTGGAGGTGGTTCCGTGTCAAGCACTAAACATGCACCCGGTTCAGGAACTGCTAATCAAGGATATGCGGGTGGAGTTTATACTGCTCCCGGAGGAAATGATGAAGGTGGCGGTGGAGGTGGCGGTGCTGGTGCAGTCGGTAGTGCAGGTACAACAATAGGTGGTAATGCATATGGTGGGGCCGGTGGTGTAGGCTTAGCTGTAAATATATTAAATACTACAAATGCAGGAACAGCATCTGTTGGTGAAGTAAATGGCGGTTCAGTATTTTTTGCCGGCGGTGGCGGTGGTGGATTTATGGATTACGGTCAAACCATTCCTTCAAATAGAGGTGGTGATGGTGGTACAGGCGGCGGCGGTAATGGTGGTGGTGGTCCATCATCAATAACATTTGCAGCAGCAGCAGGAACCGTAAACACAGGAGGTGCTGCAGGTGGTGCTGGAGCTAATGTTAGTACTGGTTCAAAAGCAGGAGGCTCAGGTGTTGTAATATTAAGATACCCTTCAAGCTTTACATTAACAGCAGGAGCAGGATTAACACAATCATCAGGATCTCCTTTTACAGAAAGTGGATCTAAAATATCTGTATTTACAGCAGGAACAGGAAATATATCATTTTCTTAAAAAATAAAAAATGGCATTAACAAAAGTAACACATAACGTTTTATCAAATAGGTATACAGCAAGTGTGGCAATATCAACATTAACTGGCACAGTATCTTTTAATTGTGCTAATGGTTCTGTATTTAAATTAAGTGGTGATTTAACTGGAGCATATACTATTAGTTTAACTGGATATGTAAAAGGTCAAATAATGACTATATATCCTTTAAAAGCTCAATCAATTACATTAGCTGCACAAGGAAGTAGTACAAATACTTTTAATAAAATTGGTGGAGTAGATTATGACAATACAGGTTACAATATTTTACAAATAGAATGCGTAGATGATTCTTCTACAGATCCAGTATTTATGTATAGTATAGCAACATATGTAAGTGATAATACTCCTTAAACATGTTAAGAAGAAAAATTTTAGCTCCAAGATCTTACGCTCCCTCAGGATATACATTTAATTTTCTTATGGTAGCAGGTGGTGCTGGAGGTGGTGGTGGTGCTACAAATGCTGGAGGTGGTGGTGGCGGTGGCGCTGGCGCAGCGTATGAAGCAACAAGCGGTACAATAGCAGTAGGAACAGTATTAGGAATAACAATAGGTGCTGGTAGTGCTGGAGGTCCAAATAGTTATACAAATGGATTAACATCAAATGGAGGAGATACTGTTATTACAAATATTGATGGAAGTGGCGGTAATTATACTGTGGATGGTGGTGGTGGCGCTGCAACAGGAAATCAAGGACCTGCTGGTGGAAACGGAGGCTGTGGTGGAGGTGGTCATGCAAATTTTGGTGGTGGCTCTGCTACAGGATTATCTGCTGGCGGAAGCGGAGGTACAGGAACAGGTGTAGTAAATTCCGGCGGTGGTGGTGGTGACGGAGGAAACGGTGGCAATGGTGGTAGTGGCACTTATAGTACAGGTGGTGCTGGGGGTGTTGGTACCCAAAGTAGTATTACAGGAACAGCGCTTTATTATGCAGGTGGTGGCGGTGGTGGCGGTTATTATACTGCAGGTGTAGCATCTGGAGGTTCTAGTGTAGGCGGAAATTCAGGTGGACAAATGAGTCAACCAACTGCTGGTACAGTTAATACCGGTAGTGGGGGTGGTGGTAGAAACAACTGGAATAATCCAGGTGTTGGAGCATCCGGAGCATCAGGTGTTGTTGTTTTAAAAATACCAGATGCAAACTATTCAGGTACAACCACCGGTAGCCCTACTGTAGATACTTCAAGTGTAAGTGGGTTTACAATTTTAAAATATACCGGTAGCGGTAGTTATACAGCTTAATATGGCACATTTTGCAAAAATTAATTCAAATAATATTGTTGAAATAGTACATGTAGTAAACAATGAAGTTATTAAAAAAGAAGATGGTACAGAAGATGAATCAAAAGGTAAAGAATTTTTAGATTCATTATTTGGTTCTGCTACATGGGTACAAACTTCTTATAATAATAACTTTAGAAAAAATTATGCTGGAGTTGGTTATACATATGATATTACACGAGATGCTTTTATACCACCCAAACCTCATGATTCGTGGGTTTTAAATGAAAATACATGCCAATGGGAAGCTCCTATAGAATTTCCTGATGTAAATAATAGGTATAATTGGAATGAAGAAAATCAAGAATGGGATTATGTAGGCCCTGCTTTATTTGAATAATATGAAAAAAAAATTTAAAGATACTGTAGTTGGAAAATTTTTATTAAATAAAATTCCAACTGTAGTTGGATCAATAGCTAGTGGTACACCAGCTGGCAGTATTATAGAAGCTATAATAGGTAGCAGTGAAATGTCTGATGGCGATAAAGAAATTGCATTAGAAAAACTAAAACTTGAAAGAGCTGAAATAGATGGAACAACAGAAAGATGGGTTGCAGATGCCAGCTCAGGAGCGTGGCTTGCGGCTAATGTTCGTCCATTAACATTAATATTTTTAACAGTAAGCTATGTAATTGGGTGGTACTTAGGTTATCCACTTGATTCAATAACCGGTTTATTAACAATAGTAATCGGAGGCTATTTCGGATCACGAGGTGTTGAGAAAGTCTTTGGAAACAAAATGCACAAATAAAATGCAAGACTTAAGAATTTATGGTATAAGTTTAGGAGGCTTCACCTTTTCTATAATGCCAGATATAAATCCGCTGCTACAAACAGTAGTATTATTATTAACTATAATATATACCATAATAGGTATAAAAAACAAATTAAATAATAAATAAAATGCCTTTAAAATACTTTAATGAATCTGAATTTAATCAGTATAAAATGATGGATAAAAAGCTTCTTAAAATGCTAGATGATTTACGAGAAGCTTATGGATCACCTATAAAAATTACATCTAGTTATAGAAGTCCGGATCATCCAATAGAAGCAAAGAAAAAAGCACCAGGTGAACATGCTTACGGTGCTGCTGTTGATATTGCAAGTATTGGTGGTGAAACAACATTTAAATTAGTTAAAGCTGCTATGGACGTCGGCTTTACAAGAATAGGAGTTAGTAGAAAAAATAATTTTGTTCATGTGGGTATCGGTTACCCGGATGCTCCACCTATAACTCTTTGGACATATTAAATAAAATTAAATGGCAAAATTAATTAGAAAAATTAGTATTGGCACTGATTATAAAAATGAAGCAATGCATTACTCTGTAGGCCAAGAAGTTTATGGAGGACATACAATTTGTGACATTTTAGAAGAAGAAGGTGCCTATAAAATTTATATTACAAAAAATAAAGAAGTATTACCGTGGAAACACTTTAATGGTAATATGGCTGTATCTGTTGAATATAACTTAGATTATTAATGCAATCTTTATTTGAATATATTATATCTACTGAAAATCGCTACAACAACATTATTGATGTTGAGGGTAAGGAATTAGTCGTTAATACAGAAGTTACTGAAAGAGATTATATGTTTGTTAATCGTATAGGTAAAATAGTAAAGTTACCATTATATAATAATTCAGAACTAAAAGAAAACGATGAAGTTATTGTGCATCATAATGTTTTTAGAAGATGGATTGATGTAGAAGGAATTCAAAAAAATTCTTCAAGCTTTTTAAATGAAAATGAATATTTAGTTTCTGAGGATCAAATATTTGCTTATAAAAGAAATAATAAATGGAAAAGTTTACCTAATTTTTGTTTTGTAAAACCTTTATATAAAAAAAATAAATGGGCTCTTAAAACAGACGAAAATCTTTTAGGTATACTTACATATAGTAATAGTAAATTAAACCAATTAGGAGTGTCTATTGGAGACGTGGTGGGCTTTACACCTGATTCAGAATATGAGTTTAATATTGAAGGAGAAAAATTATATCGTATTTTTTCACATCACATAACAATAAAATATGGAACAAAAGAGAGACAAGGTTATATTAGCTGCTGAAAAAGCTTTATTAGAACTTGAAAAAGTAATCAGACAAAATATAGATCTTAATGAACTTGATCCTGAAAAAGCTAAAACTGCAGCACAAGCTAAATGGGTTGCAATTGAAGATTCTTTAAAAATTATAGATAAAATTGAAGAAATATCTGATAAGAAAAAAGATAACAAAAAATCAAAAGCTTTTTTGGGTGTTGAAAATAGAATTAAATAATGTATAAACAAACTTTATATAAAATACATACAGATCATTTAGATAAAAAATATACCAAAAATTTAAATAAAAATAAAAAATTTAAATATGGATATAATAGTGATTTAGATTGTGTTATTATTAGTAAGGATGGTACATTAGGTGATATATATGAAATACAAGGTCTTAAGGTAGGTATACCTCAAACCCCTAAAAAAATACACGGTAAAGATTTAAAAAAAGAAAAACAAGTATTTATAAGAAGGGAAAGACCACAATCGTTAACAAGAATAAAAACATTATATGATTTTCAAAGCTATACTGAAGATATTAAAGACCAATATTATAGTTACATCGATAATGAGTTTAATTATCGTAATGATGGTTATTGGTTCATGTGCAACGGTACCCCGTGCTACCTTACAGGATCGCACTATATTTATCTCAACTGGACTAAAATCGATGTGGGCTCCCCAGACTTTCGACATGCAAACAGGATATTTTTCTACTTTTGGGAAGCATGCAAGGCTGATAGCAGATGCTATGGGATGTGCTACCTTAAGAATAGACGGTCTGGTTTCTCCTTTATGGCGTCATCAGAATGTGTTCATCAGGCTACAACTTCAAAAGACTCTAGGTTTGGGATCTTATCTAAGAGTGGAGCAGACGCTAAGAAGATGTTCACGGATAAGGTGGTCCCAATCTCAACTAATTACCCGTTCTTTTTTAAACCAATACAGGATGGTATGGAACGCCCAAAGACGGAACTCTCGTACAAAGTACCATCAAGAAGGCTCACGAGGAATACGATACGAGCCACCAGCCCCGCCTCCTCTGAGATACAGGACGGATTGGACACCACAATTGACTGGAAGAACACGGGGGACAATTCATACGACGGGGAGAAATTACAACTCCTCATCCACGACGAATCGGGTAAATGGGAGAGGCCGGACAACATCCTCAATAACTGGAGGGTTACAAAAACGTGCCTCCGCCTCGGGGCGAAAGTAGTTGGCAAATGTATGATGGGATCCACTTCTAATGCGTTAGACAAAGGTGGTGATAAATTTAAAAAATTATATTATAATTCAGATGTTACAAATAGAAATCGCAATGGCCAGACTACAAGTGGATTATACTCTTTGTTCATACCTATGGAATGGGGTTTCGAAGGATTTATTGATAAGTATGGATACCCTGTCTTCGATACTCCATCAGAACCGGTTGAAGGAATTGATGGCGAACTCATATATACGGGAGTCCTTGAACACTGGGAAAATGAAGTTGAGGGGCTAAAAAAAGACAGCGATGCTTTAAATGAATATTATAGACAATTTCCAAGATCAGAAAAGCATGCATTTAGAGATGAAACTTTAAATTCTTTATTTAATTTAACTAAAATTTATGAACAAATAGATTATAATGAAGAAATGGAATTTAAAGGTCATGTAGTAAGAGGTGCTTTTTCATGGCAAAATGGTATAAAAGATACTAAAGTAATATGGACACCAACACAAAATGGTAGATTTAAAATATCGTGGATACCACCAGACCAATTACAAAATAATGTTATTGAAAAAAATGGTATAAAATATCCTGGTAATGATGGATTGGGTGCTTTTGGGTGCGATCCTTATGATATATCAGGAACAGTTGGGGGTGGAGGATCAAATGGATCTTTACATGGATTAACCACTTTTACAATGACTAGTGACGTACCTAATACAAAATTCTTTTTAGAGTACGTAGCAAGACCTCAAACAGCTGAAATATTTTTTGAAGATGTTTTAATGGCATGCATATTTTATAGTATGCCTATATTGATTGAAAACAATAAACCAAGATTATTATATCATTTAAAAAGAAGAGGGTATAGGGGTTTTTCTATGAATAGACCTGATAAATTAAAAGGTGCTTTATCTAAAACTGAATTAGAATTAGGTGGTATACCTAATAGTTCTGAAGATATTAAACAAGCACATGCATCTGCTATTGAATCGTACATTGAAGAATATATTGGACGAAATGACGATTCATATGGTAATATGTATTTTCAAAGAACATTAGAAGACTGGGCAAGATTTGATATTTCACGCAGAACATCTTTTGATGCATCTATAAGTAGTGGTTTAGCCATAATGGCTTGTAGAAAACATTTATATAAACCAAGCTCAGATAGAACAGTTAAAAAATTAGATTTTGAATTTTCACGATACAAAAATGAAGGGTATCAAAGCGAGTTAATAAAATAAGTATGGCAAAATTAAAAGGAAAAGTTTTAACACAATTTCCAAGTCAAGCAGTTTCCGATGCAGAAAAACAAACTAAAAAGTATGGATTATCTGTAGGAAGAGCTATTGAACAAGAGTGGTTCAATAAGGATAATAATGGCATAGGGAAATTCTATAATTCTAGACAAGAAGCTCATAGGCTAAGATTATATGCTCGTGGAGAACAATCAATTAGAAAATACAAAGATGAGTTTGCAATTAATGGTGACTTATCTTATCTTAATTTAGATTGGAAACCAGTTCCAATTGTACCTAAATTTGTAGATTTAGTTGTAAATGGAATGCAAGATAGATTATTTCATATTAAAGCAGTTGGTCAAGATGATATTTCAACAGGTAAAAGAACTAAATTTGTTAATGATGTACAACAAGATTTAAATACAGCTAATCTATTATTAAATATAGAACAAAAATTAGGTGTATCTGCTAGAAATTTTGCCGTAAATGATTTACCTGCAAATACAGAAGAATTAGAATTATATATGCAGCTTAATTATAAGCAAGGTATTGAAATAGCTGAAGAAGAAGCTATTAATAATATTTTTAAAGCAAATAAATATAATGAAACTAAAAAACGTATTGATTATGATTTAACTGTATTAGGAATTGGTGCTGCTAAGCACACTTTCAATAATACAGATGGTGTAGTAGTTAAATATGTTGATCCAGCTAATTTAGTTTATTCATATACTGATGATCCTAATTTTGAAGATTGTTATTATTTTGGAGAAGTTAAATGCATAAAAGTTAATGAACTTAAAAAAGAATTTCCAGGATTACCTAATGAAGAAATTGAAACTCTTGTTAGTCAAAGTTCAAGATTTAATGATTACAATGATCCCAATCATAATTTTTATAATCAAAGTGAGTTAGCTGCTAAAAATACATTAAATGTGCTTTACTTTAATTGGAAAACATGGGAAAATGATGTTTACAAAATAAAGGAAGTACCTACTGGCGGTAGTAAAGCTATTCCAAAAGATGACACATTTAATCCACCTAAAGATAAACGAACTAGATTTGAAAAAGTAAAGCAAACAAGAGAAGTTGTTTATGAAGGTGTATTAGTATTAGGATCTGATCATCTTTTAAAGTGGCAAAAAGCTACAAATATGATAAGACCTACTAGCAATATAAATAAAGTAATGATGAATTATGTTGTTAGTGCTCCTAGAATGTATAAAGGTAATATTACTTCTTTAGTTTCAAAAATGACACCATATGCTGATTTAATACAGCTAACACATTTAAAATTACAACAAGCTATACAGAGAATGACACCTTCTGGTGTATATGTTGATGCTGATGGTCTTGCTGAAATTGATTTAGGTAATGGTACAAATTATAATCCACAAGAAGCTTTAAATATGTACTTTCAAACAGGATCTATAATTGGTAGATCTTTAACCATGGAAGGGGAAAGAAATAATGGAGCTATACCTATTCAAGAATTACCAGGTGGTGGTGGTAATCAAATACAAGTATTAATTGGTGCTTATAATCAATATATACAAATGATAAGAGATACAACTGGTTTAAATGAAGCAAGAGATGCTGCAGATCCAGATCAATATTCTCTTGTAGGTGTACAAAAATTAGCAGCAGCAAATAGTAATGTTGCAACAAGACATATACTGCATTCTAGCATGTTTATTACCACTTGCTTAGCTGAGGCTATTTCATTAAGATTTAAAGATGTATTAGAATATCATCCTACTAAAGATATGTTTATAGATTCTATAGGCCAATTTTCTGTGGGTTCTTTAGAAGAATTAAATAATCTTAATTTACATAACTTTGGTATATTCTTAGAATTAGAGCCTGATGAAAATGAAAAACAATTATTAGAAAATAATATACAAGTTGCATTATCAAAAGATAGTATCCATTTAGAAGATGCTATTGATATTAGAGAAGTAAAAAATTTAAAATTAGCTAATCAATTATTAAAATTTAGAAGACTTCAAAAACAAGCTACAGATCAAGTGCAAGCTCAAGCTGCATCACGAGCACAAGCAGAAGCACAAGGACAAGCACAAATACAAATTGAAGAAGCAAAAGCACAATCTGAACAAGTAAAAACAGATTCTAAAATTCAATTATCTACAGCTGAAAATGAAATGTCTATTAGAAAAATGGAAATTGAAACAAGAGCTAAAAAAGAACTTATGCAATATGAATTTAATTTAAATGTTCAACTTAAGGAACTTGAACTAAAATCACAAATGGAGTTAGCAAATAGAAGTAATCAGTCAATGTTACAACGTGAGCTTATAAGAGAAGATGTAAAACTTAAAACATCTGGTCGATTAAGTGGCGCTCCAAATACAGATAATCCTACAAAGGATTTTGAATCTAAAGGTAATGATACTTTAGGTGGCTTTGACACAGGACGTTTTGAAGCGTCTTAATATTTAAACAATTATTTTATTATATACAATTATGGCAAAAGAAAAAACACAAGATTCATCTATAGAAGTTAAAGATATAGGTGAAATTAATCCTGAAACAGTAACACCTGCTAAAAAAGAAGCTGCAGTTTTACAAAAAGCAGTTGATGAAGGTAAGGTAGCCCCTGAATATGGATTACAAGAAGATGGAGTTTATAAAGTTAATTTAGATAAACCTCCCGTTCCTAAAGAGGAAATAAAAGAAGAAGTTAAAAAGGAAACAAAAGAGGAAACAAAAGATGCCGTTCAAGAGCAAGAAACAGGAAACATTCCTGAAGATAAATTATCCGACAATATACAAAAAGTGGAGGAAGAAGTACGGGCTGTTCAAGAACCGGAAATAAAAGAAGAAACTTCAGAATCTCCTTTAGAATTAGTTAATGATGAGAAAGATAACATTGACGAGAAACGAATGGATGGAAAGCCTCAAGCTACCAAACCCATATCGGAACAAAAAGAAATATTACAGGAAGAAAAAACACAAGAACTTCCTGAAGGAATAGATAAACTTGTACAGTTTATGCAAGAAACTGGAGGAACAGTAGAAGATTATGCAAAACTAAATAGAGACTATTCTAAAATAGATAACGTAAGTCTTATAAAAGAATATTACGAATACACTAAACCACATCTAAATCAAGAAGATATTCAATTTTTAATGGATAAAAAATTTGCTTATGATGTGGAGGCGGATGACCCGTCTGACGTAAAAGCTAAGCAATTAGCTTTTAAAGAAGAAGTATTTAATGCACAAGAACTTCTAAGAACAACTAAGGATAAATATTATAATGATCTTAAGTTAAAATCAAAACAAAATAATATTCCTAAAGAGTACGAAGAAGCTATAAATTTTTATAATACTTCTAAGCAATTTGAAGAACAAAATAACTTAGCCAAAGAAAGTTTTTTAAAAGAAACTAAAAAAGTTTTTAACGAAGAATTCAAAGGTTTTGATTTTAAGGTAGGAGAAAACAAATATCGATTTAAGATAGATAATCCCGGTAAAGTTAAAGAGTCTCAATCAGATATATCTAATTTTTTAAATCTGTTTACAGATGAAAAAGGTGGCATGCAAAACATGCAAGGATATCATAAAGCTTTATTTACTGCACAAAATGCGGATAAAATAGCAAATCACTTTTATGAGCAAGGCCGTGCTGATGCAATAAAAGAATCTGCTAGAAAAGCTAAAAATATAAATATGGATCCAAGGCAAGAAGGTGCTACTATAACATCTAATAGTGGAGATAGGATTAGAGTTGTTTCTGGAGATTCGTCTGATAAGTTGCGAATTAAATGGAAATAGTTTAACTTAAAATCAAAACATTATGGCTTTTACAAGCGGAATTCCGGCTGCATTACAACCGACTCAAACAAAGACGTTGTACTCCGGAAACTACATTGATTTCACAAATACAAATTTTGATCAATGGACACAACAATTTTTACCAGATGTATACGAAAAAGAAGTTGAAAGATATGGAAACAGATCAATCGGTTCTTTCTTACGTATGGTATCTGCGGAGATGCCTTCTACTTCAGACCAAATTATTTGGACTGAGCAAGGCAGATTACATACTAGATATGTAAATGTAATTCCAAGAGGAACTGCGGGCGCTATGCCTGTTGCTGGTGGTGGACAAGCGGTTATCGCTGCTGCTGGAGCATCAGGTGGTGTACTTAACTTTGAAGTACCAACTACGCAACCTGCAAGTTTAGGAGTTAGCCCAGCTACTCAAACACAACAAGTTAACTTTAAAATAGGACAAACTGTAATGGTTCAAGTTCAAACAAATGCTACTTCAGCAGTTGGTGGAACTGGCGCTGTTATTAAAGGAGTTTGTACTAATGTTGGAGTTGGTGGTGGTGGTACTACTGGTGGTCAAATGTTCCAAATCCAAGCTTATGAAGCTCACGGTGGAGTATTAGCTGCTGAAAGAGTAACTGCAATTTGCTATGGATCTGAATTTGCTAAAGGTACAGGAAACTTTACCGATAGCTTAGACCCAGGGTTTGCTACATTTACTAACTCACCAATTATATTAAAAGAAAACTATCAAATCAGTGGATCTGACACAGCTCAGATTGGTTGGATTGAAGTTACTTCTGAAAATGGTGCTAGTGGATATTTATGGTATATAAAGTCTGAACATGAAGTACGACTTAGATGGGAAGACTGGTTAGAAATGTCAATGGTTGAAGGTGTTAAATACACTGCTGGAGGTGCTGCAATTACATTAGGTACTTTCGGTGGACCATTAGCTGCTCAAAATGCAAGAGGTACTGAAGGATTCTTTTCTGCATTAGAATCAAGAGGAAACGTTTATACTGGATTTGGTGGCCAAGCTGCTGCTGGTGCAGGTAACGGTGGACTTACAGATTTTGATGCTGTACTTAAGCAATTAGACAAGCAGGGATCAATTGAAGAAAATATGCTTTTCTTAAACAGAGAGCTATCTTTAGAAATTGATGACATTCTTGCAATGCAAAATGGTAATTATGCTGCTGCTGCTGGGCATTCTAAAGGTACTTCTTATGGAGTATTTAACAACAGTGCAGACATGGCTCTTAATTTAGGGTTTACTGGATATAGAAGAGGTTCTTATGACTTTTACAAAACTGACTGGAAATACTTAAATGACTGGTCAACTCGTGGAGGTTTTGGTGATGTTGAAGGCGTATTAGTTCCTGCTGGAACTTCTACTGTTTATGATCAACAATTAGGTCAAAACATCAAAAGACCATTCTTACACATCAGATATAGAGCATCAGAAACTGAGAACAGAAAAAACAAATCTTGGATTACAGGATCTGTTGGAACTGATTCACCAAGTTCTGATATCGATATCATGAAAGTAAATTACTTAAGTGAAAGATGTCTTATCACTCAAGCTGCTAATAATTTCGTATTATTTAAAGCTTAATTTTAACTATAGGATACGGGCTCTTCGGAGCCCTATATCCTTATTTTATATTATTTTATTATGACAACACAAACAAAACCAAGAAGTTCTGTAACCGAAATGGAAAAAAATTGGGTATATAAAGACAGAACTTATGTATTAACAGGACAATATGCACCTGTATCTTATACAATACAAACAAAACATACTCCTCGTAAACCATTAATGTGGTTTGATGAAGGGTTAAAAATGAATAGAGAAATAAGATTAGCAAATAATCAAAAGTCTTTATTTGTAGATGAACAAGAAGGATTTGTTACATTAACTCATGTAATGTTTCAAGATGGAACACTTATGGTTCCTCGTTCAGAAGTATCTATGCAAAAACTTTTATCTATTTATCATCCTTTAAAAGATAAAAAATGGACTGAAGTTGATACTGCTAAAAAAGCTGCAGATGAAATTGATACTTTAGAATTTGAATTAGAAGCATTAACATTAGTAAAAGAGTTAGATATAGAACATTTAGAAGCTATTATGAGAACTGAATTAGGTAGTGCAGTTGCTTCTATGTCATCTAAAGAATTAAAACGTGACGCTTATAAATTTGCACAACGTGAACCTGCTTTATTTATAGAATTATCAGAAGATGAAGATATTAAATTAAGAAATTTAGCTAATAGAGCGGTCGAACAAGGCATAATTAATTTAACTGAAGATAATACAGTATTTAAATTTGCAAACGGCAAAAAAATAATTACTGTACCATTTGATCAACATCCTTATGGAGCATTAGCTCAGTATTTTAAAACTGACGATGGCGTAGATCTAATGAAATCATTAGTTAAAAAGCTCAACTAAGCTTATAGGATATAGGGCGAGAAATCAGCCCTATATTCACTAATTATAATAACATATAAATGATTAATATTAACAACGTATATCAAACAGTTCTTATTTTAGCAAATAAAGATAACAGAGGATATATTACACCTGATGAGTTTAATAGAATGGCTGATCAAGCACAAAACGAAGTATTTGAAGCATATTTCGCAAGAGATGCATCTTATCAAGCGGCTGGTGGAATTCAAAGTGATTTTTCAAATCCTGTATCTAATATTGCTGAAAGAGTAAATTTGTTTTATAAAAGTGCTACACCAACTATTTCAAATGATATTTTTCCATACCCAGATGATTTAAGACAATTAGGTGTGGTTAGTGTAGATGAAAGGGTTGCAGATAAAGTTACTCATGAGCATGTTAAATATATTAATCTTTCCCCCTTAACTTATCCCGTTAAAACACAACCAGTATATACTGTAAATGCAACAGGTATAACAGTATATCCTACAACTGTTACAACGGGGGTTAGAATGGAATACTTAAAAAATCCAACAAGACCAAAATGGGGATATGTATTACAAGGTACTATACCTTATTATGATAGCACTCAATTTGATCCTTCAACGGATAGTTATGATACACCGGCAAAATCTTATAATTTTGAATTAGATTCATCTGAATTTCCAGAATTAGTTGTAACAATATTAGGTTATGCTGGATTAACAATTAAGCAAGGTGATGTAACAGGATTTGCACAAGGCAGAGAAGTACAATTTCAACAAACTGAACAATAATGGCAATATCAAGAAAACCTTTAGACGTAGATAATTATTCTGCATTAGACGGCGGTAATGGTACCGCTGTGCCGGGTTACTACAGAAGAACCAATTTAAATGATATAATTAATAATTTTATGGTAGCTTATGTAGGTGATGATAAAATTCTTAATAAAGTACCTCGATATGAAGTTGCATTTTGGGGTCAAAAAGCAGTTCAAGAATTTAGTTATGATGTATTTCATTCTGAAAAAGCAATTGAAATACAATTAAGTTCTTTACGCCAAATGTCTTTACCCTCTGATTATGTAAACTATGTAAGATTATCTTATACAGATAAGTCTGGTATTGAAAGAACAATTTTACCTAGCGGTACAACTCACGCAAATCAAGGCGTAGCACAAGATGAAAATTATCATTATCTTTATGATCAAGAAGGTAATGTAATTTACGCACAAGAATCTGAAACTATACAAAGATGGCAAAATGCAGAAAACCATGTAGACACCGAAGAAGCTTTAAATTATTATAGTGGATATTATGATTTTGATGATTTTGGATATTATGGCCGTAGGTACGGATCAACACCACAATTTCAAAATACAAATGGAAGCTTTGTGTTAGATTTAGATGCCGGCCAAATTTATTTTGATTCAGTAATTCCTCAAAATACTTATGTTACATTAAGATATATATCTGATGGGTTAGGTAATAATGGTGATTTTGATAATGTATTTGTACCTAAAATGGCTGAAGATGCTGTTATGTCAACTATATTATATAATTTATCTAAAATAAGAACAAGAGCAAGCGGAGCTGCGGGTCTTTATAAACAAGAAGCAGCTGCTAAAATGCGAAATGCTAAGATTAGATTATCTAATATGAAAGTACAAGAAATGACTAATATTTTCCGTAATAAAGCTAAGTGGATTAAACATTAATATAATTTTATGCCAGAAATAAAAAGAGCGTTTAATGTCGGCAAAATGAGCCGAGATTTAGATGAAAGAATAGTACCGGCAGGAGAATATCGAGAAGGCTTAAATATAAATATAGGTCAATCAGAAAGTTCTGATGTAGGGGCTATAGAAAATTTATTAGGTAATAAGCTTGTTACTGTTACCGGATTAACAGGTGGAACTTGTATTGGGTATGTAAGTGATTCTAATTCTGAAAAAATATATTTCTTTGTAACCACTAACTCTATATATAATGAAACTAATACAGGTAATCATGGTATATTTGAATATGATCAAAAAACAAATCAAACTACTGGATTATTAGTTTCTCCACAATTAAACTTTCACACATCATATCCCATTACTGGAGTTAATATTGTTGATGATCTTTTATTTTTTACTGATAATAGAAATGCTCCAAGAAAAATTAATGTTGTTACAGCAAGAAATAATACAACTTATTATGGGGCAGCAGTAGATATTGATAATTTAATTTCTGTATGTAAGTTTGCACCTTATGAATCACCAACTCTTGTTACAGCAACAAAGGAATCAAGTATTTCTTCTAACTTTATGCAAAATAAGTTAATAAGATTTTCTTATAGATGGCAATTTGAAGATAATGAATATAGTACTTTAGCTCCATTTACACCTATTTGTTTTTCAAGATTAAATGAAACAGATACTATAAATACTAGCTTAAGCGATTTTGGTGAAATAGAAACTTTTGTTAATGCAATTAATCAAGTACAATTACAAGTTCCTACACCTGTAGGTTATGGTATAAAAAATGTAGAGTTAATATATAAAGAGTCAGGAAGTCCTTCCTTATATGTTGTTCAAGATCAAGAGGTTACAACTGAGCCATTTGTAAACTTTACATATTCATCAACTGATCCATTTAGAACATTACCATCTGATCAGTTAACAAGAGTATACGATGCTGTTCCTATAAAAGCACAATCACAAGAAGTTGCTGGAGGTAGATTAGTTTATGGTAATTTTTTACAAAACTTTGATATACCAAATATAGCTTTTTCTGTAGAAAGAACAGGCGAAACATCTGCAAGAAATACTGTTTTAACAAATCAATCTGTTAAATCAAGAAGAACTTATCAAGTAGGTATTGTATTAGCCGATAAATTTGGTAGACAATCACCGGTTATATTATCAAGTTCTGGAACAGACACAGTTTTTGTAGATCCAAACACTGGTGATTCCAGTAGTACTACAGCATTTAATGCTTTAAGAATTACTTTTACTGATACAACTCAAATACCTAGCTGGGCATATTCATATAGAGTTGTTGTAAAACAAAGAGAACAAGAATATTATAATTGGATTTCAGTTGTTTCAGGTGCAAATACAGTAAAAAGATTAGGTGACAGTATAAATAAAATACCAAGAGATCAAGATGCGGTTATACCACCTAGTACATCAGCAACTATTTCACCTTGTGATGTTTCTGTATTTCCTAAATTTTTAAATAATGGTAACGTATATACAACACCACAAGCAAATTTAACAAAAGTACAATCAATTGGCAACCCTTCAGGTGATGCTTTAGTTACTACTTTAGATAATGCAGGTAATGCCGTTACATCTGGATTATGTGTTTTTGAGACTGAACCTGTTACAACTGAATTAGATATATTTTATGAAACCGCAACTGGTGGTTTAGTTAATGAAATACCTAATCAAGCAATTGATATAGACTTTTTTAATTGTATATTGTTATCTTTTGATGTAGTACCTAATGCACACATTGAAGTGAACCGCATTAGGGCTGGTTTTAATGAACCTTTTTTTGATGTAGGTGTAAAAGCATTTGCAGTAAAAGAAAACTTCACACAGGAGAGAAGATTTAATAGCTTAATTCATTCAAGTGGACTACTTAATTCAAGAACTGGTATAAATTATATTAATCAATTTAATGATTCAGCCGGTGGATTAACAATATCTCTTGACCCATTAAATGGATCTATACAAAAACTTTTTGCAGACGATACAAAAATAAATATATTTCAAGAAGATAAAGTTTCTTTTTCTCCTATTGATAAAGATTTTATTTATTCAGCAGAAGGTGGGGCTATGCCTGTAACTAGTAATACACAATTTTTAGGTACAGTGGCTGCTTATCCAGGTTTATATGGTATTTCAAAAGATCCTCAATCTTTTACATCCTATGGATTTTCACAATATTTTACAGATAAAAATAGAGGAGCAGTTTTAAGATTAAGACAAAATCAAATACAAGAAATTTCACAAGTTGGAATGGCTGACTTTTTTAGAGATGCTTTAAAACAATCTACATCTGTTATTGGTTCTTATGATGAATATAGTAAAATATATGAATTAACATTAGTTGGTTCTGGGTTTGACAGTAATGAAGATACGAATGTTGCAACTGCTTCCGACGGTTATTTAACTGTAGCTTTTGATGATAGATCTTCAGGTTGGACAAGTTTTAGATCGTTTAAACAAGAGGGTGGATTATCTTTAAATAATAATTATTATACTTTTAATGGTGGTCAGATGTGGCAACACCATAATGATACAGTAACTAGAAATAATTTTTATAATGCTGGAACTGCTGAATCATATGTAATACCTATATTTAATGATGCACCATCTTTAGTAAAACAATTTAATACATTAAGCTATGAAGGTGATAGTGGATGGCAGTTAGATTATATTGAAACAGATATTGATAGCTGTGGGGTATTACCGGTAACAGCTAATACATTTAATACAACTTTACAATTATCCGGAGCAGCACCTAATTCTATTTTTAATGGTGCTAATACAGTAACAGCTAAGCCAACAGTGAATGTTACCTGGGCTATATTTGTATCACCACTTAGTTCACAATTTAAATTTAATAATGTTAACGATGTGGTATTAACACCTGCAGCTGGAAGTAATTTAATTGTTAATAATCCAACAGCTATAACAGATCTTGATGCAGGTGGTAAATTAGTATTTTTAATACAGCATACTACAGGTAATTCTGATACTGTTCAAACTTTAAATATAACAGGTAATGGTGCAGCTCTTGCATTTACTGTTGCTTTATTAACTGTAAATACAATTGATACAATTGCGTTTTCTGCATTAACGCCAGCATCACAAGTATTTAATAATGCTGGTCCAAATAATATAGTATTCTCTACAGCAGCATTTAGTAATTATTATATAGATCAAACTAATATAACTATAAATACAACTAATATGCCTGCTTCAACAAATGTGGGTACACCTACAAATGCTAGAAACGGTGATAATTTAACTTATACTATTCCAGTAACAGTACCAACCTTAGCAACCGCTGGTATTATTACAGTTGGTGGAACAGCTACATTAAAACCACAGCTTACTTGGGCTGTTATAGGTTCTCCTGGTGTCTTAGCAACACCGTCTGGGACTCTTGCTGGTACAGCATACTATATTTCACCTTTTGATGCAATTACTAGAAGGTTTGCAACTATTACTTATACAGTAAGTGCAACAACAAAAGTTTTATTATTAGATGCTTATAGCGCTACTTATAATGTAGCTAATACTATAATAACAAAAACTCAATCCAACCAAGATGGTGTTTTAGTTTTAAATGTTCAATTACCAGTTATAATGTCTGACACTACAGCTACAGCTACAATTACAGGAGCTGGAGAAGTAACAGCAACACTTGGTGCTGTACCCGCAACACAAGCATTAAATGCAGGAGGAACTGTTGTAACTATAAGTAATACATGGACCGTTGATATTAGTATTACCCCTAGTATTTCTTGGTTAAAAATAAATGGTGTATTTGGAGTTGGTATAGCAGACCCAACACAAACATTCACTATAAGTGCTGATCCTAATACAACTGGAAGTTCTAGATCAGGAACTGTTGTTATAGCAACTACTAATACAAGAGTAACAGGAATAAGCTCTCATGCAATAACCGTAACACAAGCAGGATAATGGCAAACTTAGTAACATTTCCTTTTCAAAATAAAGAAGGAAAATATTTTGCACCTATTAGTTGTTCAGAACCAGATTACATTGTTGTAAATGGAACTATACAAGCTAATGGAGACAAAATAACAAGTGGATTAAAAGGAGCATATGCTACTGTTAAATTAACTTTACCAGTAGCTAATGCTTCTACAAAAAAAGAACTTTTTGCTTTAAATACTTTAGCAGTAAATTCTTCAAGTTAAATACAATCAATTAAATTTTATTTTATGTTAAGAGTAAGAAAATTATTAGAATCAGATTGGAAATTTTTACCAACCTGGTGGGACAAATATGATCAAGAACCTTGGATTCATACAGAAAATTTTAGAGATATTATGCCTGGATCTTTTTTAATAGGCCAATACAATACTAAAAGAGCTGGATTAGGTGGCTTTATGGTGTGTAAAGATAATCATCCAATTGCGGCAATGTGGCTTGGATTAACAAATTCACATTGTGCATTACCAACTGCCGCAATATCAGATCCTGATTATAGAGATACAGACAGAAAAGAAGCTATACAATTATTAGTAAATTTTGTTACAGATTTTGCTAAAGATTTAGGATTTAAATATTCATTTGGCTGGGCTCAAGAAGGGTACATGCTTGATTATTATTTAAATGCAGGATATGAAAAATGGGATAAACCATCTTATGAACTCATAAAAAAATTATAAATGGGAGGAAAAAAGAAACGAAATAGATACGCTGGTAGACAAGCTTTAGCAAACCAAGAAGGTATATTAGCTGATCAAGCTGCAGCTCAAGAATTATATGATGCAGACCTTTCAGCATTAAGAGATGCTAGTCAGGTAACTGATTTTTATGAAAATTTAAATTTTTCATCTATTGATCCTGACTCAATGCGAAAAGCGGAATTGGACGAGATGAAATTAGGTACTTTAGGTGCACAAAGAGTAGCTAATGTTGAAGGATACGATGCTGCTCAAACAAATGTAGCTGGCCTTGCTAGAGGCGCTGATACTGGGTTAAGTAATGTATTTAATAATCTGCAAGTTTCAACAGCAGGTGCTGAACTTGAAGCTCAAGAAGCAGACCAAGCATTAGCTGCTTCTCAAGATATGATGATGCAAATGGGCGGAGGTGGTGGTGCTACAGCCTTAGCACAGCAGGCTGCAAGATCAAAAGCTGGTATTAGAGCTAGTATTGATCAGCAAGTAAAAGCTAATGAAATGATGAGAGCTCAAGGTGAGCAATCTTTACAAAGAGATTTACTTGCACAAGGAAATTTAGCTTCTCAATTTGATTTAGGCCAAGCACAATTTAATGTAGGACAAGACAATAGAGCAAGGCAATTTAGTGCACAAGCAAGAAATCAAGCTGAAATGTTTAATGCAGGACAAGCTAATCAAATGAATTTAACTAAGTTTGGTGCAGAAAATAGAATGAATCAATTCAATGCTGCAGCTGCTAATAATGCTTTTGCAAATCAAGCTAATGCAATAAATCAATCTATTGCTAAAAATGCTGAAATGCAAAATCAATTTAATTTAGCTCAAGCAGGTGGAAGACTTACAACACAATCAAGCCAATACGATGCTTTAATGGGTATACAAGAAATATCCCAAGCACAATTAAATGATGCAGATAGAAGAGCTGGCGAAAACCAAGCCACTATAGATGTTGCTAGAATGTCTGGTATGAATAAAGATGGTAGTTATACTAAAAAATGGTATGAAAAATTAGGTAATACTGTTGGGAAAGCAGCACTTATTGGAACTGGAGCCGCTTTTGGTGGAATTGGTGGTGCACTAATTGCTAATGAAGCATTAAAAAAAGGATAATTAAAAAGTATGAAAAATTATAATCCTCAACAAATTACTAAATTAAATCCTGAGCAACAAGCTATTAGGGATTTTAGAAATATGGAATACCAGCGTAAGTATGGTATTAAATCCGAAGATAGAGTTAATCAAAATTCTCCAAGTCCACAGGGTGTGTTTAGAACACAACTACAAGGTATAGCTAGACAAATAGTAGAAAAAGCAAGTGATCTTACTAATAAAAAGAAAAAAGGAGAAATAGATAACTATAAATATGCAGCAGATATGGCTGTTATAGATAATACAGTTAATGAACTGGGTGCTTTCTCTGTGGGTGCTGAAAAAGCTATGGCTGATTACAATGAAAACTTAAAAGCTGGATTGTTATCATATGGTATGGATCAATATGATGAAGGTGTATTGCAAGGGTTAAGCAAAGGTACTGTTGGTTTAAATATGGATAAAAACAATAGAGTTCATTTAACAGGTAAAGCTATTAATCCTTTAAAGGGTGAATTTGATGTAAGTATATATGATGTAAATAATATACCAGCACCTGTTCCTAAAATTAAACCTATTAATCTTTCATTAGATCCATTAGCTGCTGGTTTAGGTTTAGATGATAATGGTGAACCTAAGTTAAAGGTAGACCAAAATGGAAATAAAATGTATGATACAGGTGATTATTCTGAACATGCAAAGGAAGTATTAGACTTTTCTATGAATGCTTTAGATACTTTAGGTACTAATGGTGTAAGATCTTATTTAGCAGATCATATGCAAATGCCTCAAAGTCAAGTTAAAATGTTAATGGAAGACAAAGCTTATACAGATCCAACTGGAATGGAATGGGATAATAGAGGTACAGCTGAAGCTTTTGCTAGTATATCTGAATACATAGGTAATAAATATAATAGGGTACAAAGACCTCATCCTGATACAATTTCTAAATTAGCTAAAGAAAAAGCTAATAAGATTGCAAGTGAAAAAGGTATATCACCTGAAGAGGTTTCTTTTTCTGAAGCATTAGGTATACAAGAACAAATGCCTATGCAGCCTAGTCAACCTACTGAAGAGGTTGTTATGGCGGAAGAAGAGCAATCTCCTGAAGGAAAATTTACTGTTGATGCTTTAATTAAAAAATATTCTTAATGAATAAAACTCCTTTAAAACAAATTGATGAAATAGAAGAGGTTTCTGTTTCTGAAAGCACTCCTCCTGAATGTGGGGAAGGTTTTGTATATGATGAGGCTGAGGGTAAATGTGTGCCTATTAAAAAAGAAGAAGAAAAAATTGAACCTGCTAAAATTGAAAAAGACACTAAGGAAAAAGAAAAAATTGCATCTACTTTTGTAACTGATGAAGACGGTAAACCTAAAATAATACGTAAAACAATTACGCCTAAAAGTTTAAGAGTAGGTTCTAAAAGCCCAACTGTAAAAGAATATGATGAATGGTTTGAAGAAAATCCTGATGTTACTCAAATTGAAATAGACCAAAAAAAAGAAGAATTAGGTTTACCTATTGATAATACTTTTGAAGCATTAGCAAGAAGAAGGAACGAAGCTAAAGAAATAAAACTAAATGAAGTTGTTGTAAGTGCCGGAGAAAAAAGAACTGATAAGGGGTTTTATCCTAATACTCCAGAAGGACGAGAATTACAAACCCAGCAACAACAAGAAAATGCAATTGATAATGCCTATGATGAAGCTGATAGAAATATTCTTAAAGGTTTCAATGATATGGCTGGTATTAATGCTTTTAGAAACCAAGATTTTAATAATTTATCAATAGATGAGTATCAAGCAGGATATGATAATTTAGTAAATAACAAAATTCCAGAAACAAGGAATAAGTTATTACAACCTATACAAGATAAATTTGTAGAGGCTATTATTGCAAATAATAAACCAGATTTTGATAAATATGAATCTGATACTTTTGATAAGTATAATCTCTCAGGAATGCAAAATAATATTGCTGAGGCTTTTTATAAAGAAAATAAAGGTTTAATAAATAATGTAGAATTACAATTATTAAAAGACTCAGGAATACCATTAACTATAGGAGATGATGGAAAAACATATTTAGCTGTTGATCCTAATGGAGAAAATACTAAAGCTAGACTAGTTGAAGTAAACAATAAATTAAATAAAATTATTAATGAGCAACTCCAAAAAACTTATAACTTAAATCCTGAATATGCTGAGGCCTCTATAAAAGCTCAACAAGAAATTGATGATTATAAAAATAAAATTATCAATGACCAATTAGAAAAAAATTATTACTTCAAAAGATCTCAAAAAAGAGTTGATGAGCATATAAAAAATCAATTAGAATTTATTGAAAATAAAAGAGAAGAAGAAGAGTATGGAAGTGGCTTTACAGGAGAAGTAAATAAATGGCGAAAGCTTACTATGCCTTCTATGGTTGAAGATACAAATACTGGATTTTTAAAAAATGAGCAAGAAAATTTAAAGAAAGAACAAAAAAGACTTCAAACTTTAGATCCAAACTCAACTGTATATAAAACAATAGATTCTCCAGCTGCTCCAGGAATGAAAACCTCTATACCTATAAAAGTTGAAGAAAGATTAGCTGAAATTAATAGAGAAATAGAAGCTAATGATAAAGAATTAGTTGATGGATTAATTAACAGTGTTCAATATCAAAAAGAATTAGCATTGTTTGATAGGCCAGAATTATTTGATAAAGATGGTATTACCCTTAAAGATCTTAAAAGTGTCGTAGGTGAACAAGCATTAAATGTATTTGGAAGTATATTTTCATTAGGTATGTATACCGCCTCAATGGAAGGTACTGCTGTTATGAGAAATACATTAGCTACACAGGCTGCTAAAGATATGGGTATTTCATTGGAAAAATTTAATAGATTACCAGCAAAAGATCAAGCAGAAGCTATGGCTAATGTTGAGGATGCTAAATTAGGTACTGCTCTTGCAGTAGGTTTAGGGGCAGGCTCATTGGATTTACTTAGTACATTAACTGGGGCTAAAGCTGTTGTGGCTGCAATGCCTCGTGGTTTAATCCGTGCTTTTATAAGAGATGGTGCTTTATCTCCTTCAACATTAAAAGTTGCTGGTAACACCGTAAGAGAAGGTGTTAAAACTGTAGGTACGGCAGTTGCTTGGGAAGTTCCAACTGAAGTTGGCCAAGATATAATATCTAACATAGGAACACGTTATGCTACAGGCGAAGGTAATATTATGCCTGATTCAAGAGATTTAGATGAACTTATAGGTCAAACAGCCTTATCAACAATTTTATTAGTAGGTGGTGGTTTAAGCGTTAAAAACAATGCACAGCTATTATTTAATTTTAAAAAAGATAGAGATGGTTATATTAAATCTATTGATAATTTAAATAAAGAATATACTTTTCAAAAGAATCAAATTAACAAAGGGTTAGATCCATTTAATAATAATAAAGAATTAAAAACAAATGGAGCTAAAAGTTTAGCATTAAAAAAATTAGAAAATAATTTTAATTTAGGACTTGAACAATTAGAAAATGCTAATACTTTTATTAATGATAGTAAATTAAAAGATTTAACAGGTAGAAGATCTGAAATAGTATATGAAAAATATATTGCAAATCAAAAATTAATTAAAGAAGGTATTAAAGCTCAAATAAATCTTAACACAGTTAAAGAAGATAGCAGCTCTACTCAAGAAGATATAAATACCGCCCAAGCAGATTTAGATTTTGTAAATGAAAACATAGAAAAAAATGAAAGAAATATTTTAGCACAAAGAGCTATTGACGTAGCTAATAAAAAAAATAAAGATATTGAAAACAGTATAGTGCTTGATGAAGATAGTGACTATGACGGAGTTATCTTTACAGAAAAAGAAACTAATAAAGATCTTGAAGAATATTTGCTAGAAAATTATGGTAAAGATAGAGTAAAACAAAATGATATACAACAATTACTTAAAGGAGAGGTAACAGGTCTTAAATTAGTAAAAAAAGATGATAAGGGTAAAACATATTTAGAATCTGTAGGTAGTATAGAAAATATTACAAATAACATAGAAAAAACTGGGGATGTAGCAGCTGCAAATTATAAAAAGCATGAAGGCCTCCATATGATTACAGATGCTTTATCTTTTACCGAAGGTAATAAAATTCGTAATGAAGTTATGAATGAGCTTAAAGATTCTACAGATCCTAAAATGAAGCAGGCTTATAACAACGTTAAAGAGAGAATGCAAGGCTATAAAGGATTTTATAAGGGTAAAGATAGAAATACAAAGCTAATGAATGAATTTTTTACAGCTTTAAATGATTCTTTATTTGATGCAGAAATTAGAGATTTAAGTTTAAATGATAAAACTATTTTACAAAAAATTGGTGACATATTTACTTTTACTGCTTCAAATAAAACACCAATAGATTTTAATAGAATGACTCCTTCTAATGCTTTAGAATTTATTAAAACATATGGAGATTCTCAAGGTACACAGTTTAAAGCTATAAAAGGTAAAAGTAAAGTAGAAACTTTAGCGAGTAAACCTGTTAAACAAAAATTATTTCAGGCTATACAAAGTCTTGTGCCTGAAGATATTAATACCAAGGAAGATTATCAAAAGTTTTTAAGTAATCCTAGGCAGTTTAATCCTCTCTATAATTCTATAACGCAACAAGATGGAGCTATAAATAATTATATAAAAGGAATAGCTACTAGTCCTGAGGAATTTCAATTAATGGTTGAAAATGTTCAAGATAGAGTATTAGCTTTTAATCCTGAAGCAGAAAGAAAAGATGGTGGCGTGGTTGGAATAGATGCTTTCGTAGAAAGAATTATGTCTGATACTAGATTTGGTAAATTAGATGCTAGAAAAAAATTATTTGAAGAAGGTGAAAAAACAAAAGTTCAAGATAAAATTGATAAACCAGAAGCTAGACAAATAAAAGCTGAAGAAAAAATTGAACCTCAAAGACAAGTAAATTTAGTATTACCAAAAGAAATTAAAGATGCTGCAGAGGTAAGCATTGAACCTGCTGTACTTGCTGGTGAAAAAGCTATTAAAGATTTACCAGCTAATGCTACAATAAAACAAAGACAAAGAAAAGTAAATCAAGCTGTTAATAAAATTGTAAAAAATAGAATAGATACAGCAATTAAAAAAGGATTATTAAATAAGAAAAACTTTCCTAACTTTATAGATAAAAACTGGGAAGCTATAGGCAATGCTTATCTTAATAACACAGATATAACACAATTAAAAAAGCCTAACCAACTAGAAACCAAAGAGATATTACAAGATTGGATTGATAATGGTTTTACAAAAGAAGATGTTACAGAGTTTTTTAATGACCCATCTCTTTCACCTCAAGCTAGAAGTGATAGAAAAAATGTTGGTTTAGTTAGAGCACTTAACACTGAAATAGTTAATGAAGCGAAGGTTGAACTTGCAAAAAAAGATCCTAAAACAGCTGCTGACTTTAAAGCTAAAACAGGATTTGCTTTAGCTAGTAAGCCTTTAAATCGAAAAACTCGTACTTATTTAAGTAATAATCCGAATGCTCCCCAATTTTTAGGATATAATAATGTTAAAGAATTATTAAAAGCTAACGGGGAATCATTGCCTGTTTTAAATACTGTTGACGGTATTAAAAAGTTTTATACAGATGTAGAGCCTTTAGTATTATTATTGCCTAAAAAAATAGCTTTAAAAAAGGGTTTATATAGAGGAAGTGCTAGAGGTGTATTTGGTAAAGCTATAACTGATAAAAGAGAAGGTAAGCCGGGTGCAACAAAAGAAAGTATAAAAAAATATAAAGACTTAGTAAAAACTTGGGATACTGAACAAGCAAAATTATTTGAAAAAATTAAAAATAATCCAAATCAGCCTGAGTTTTTTGGTGCGGCAGGTAATGGTGCATCTTCAGTATATATAGATACATGGGGAAGAACCGTTGATGAAATTACTAAAAATAAAAAAAAGGGTCAAGCTGCTAATGTTAGAAATATGGCTATTCATAAACAAACATGGGCTCCTATTTATAATGCTGTAAAAAATGATCCTAAAAAATATTTATCAGTAGCTGCACAAATAGTTTCAGCTTCAGCAGATACTGCTGCAAATTGGCATAGATTAGGTGCAGAGATGGTAGCTTATTCTAAAGATTTATCTTCAGGCGTTAGATATGAACATGCAATGCCTGCTAAAGCTGCATATTTAGCTTTATTAGATAGTGCAGCAAAAGGTGTACCTTTTGATATTGCTTATCCTGCTGTTACAAAAAATTATAAAGTAATTGCTTTAGCTAAGGTTGATGATGACAAGCTAACCGGCCCTTATAAATCAGGGATGGGAAAAGATTGGAATTTTTATGATAATAGTTGGCTTGAAAGATATTTTAATCCTACAGTAGCTGCTATTGATGGAGGTATTGATCCTACAAGTATAGTTTATTTTAACGGTCAAACTGTTCAAGATATTTTTAAAGTAAATAACAATGGCCTACAAAATAAAGCATTAGCTAGTAAACCTGTGCAAAAACCAACACTTGATACAGACTTTAATAAAATGCTTGAAAGAACTAAAGGCATTAAAGCTGAAGCTGTATATTCTGAAGCTAGAGCAATTAAGTTAGGTGCTACAAAAGGTTGGCAAGCATTTGTTCCATATTCTAATGAAGATTATATGGGCCTTGTATACCCAACCCTTGGTAAAGGTAAACAAGGTGATGCTGATTTAAAATGGTGGACAGATAATGTTATGAATCCTTATAATCAAGGTATTCAAAATTATGAAACTGCTAAAGAGGCAGCAATGCAAGAATGGAAACAATTAAAGAAAAAATTAGTAGAAAATCTTCCTATTGTAGATAAAATTACGGGTATTTTAAAAAAGAAAGCTGTTAGAGGTTTTACAAATGAAGAAGCTGTAAGAGTTTATATTTGGGATAATCAAAATATGACTCCTGATAATTTAGCAAAAAAAGATATAAAAGAAATAAAAAAATATATTAATAAAAACCCTAAATTAAAAGCTTTTGCAAATCAATTACAAACTCTAATACCTGACGGTTACCCTCAACCAACTCCTGGTTGGTTAGTAGGGAATATATCTACTGATTTAATTAATGAAATAAATACAGTAACACGTAAAGAATATTTAAAGCCTTGGAGAGAAGCAATTGATTTAATATATACTAAAGATAATGTAAATAAATTAAGAGCAACTTTTGGTGATAAATATGTTGAAGCTTTAGATGATGTTATTTATAGAATGGATACAGGAAGAAACAGACCAACAGGTGCAAATAGAGTTACTAACTTATGGCTTAATTGGCTTAATAACTCTGTAGGTACAACAATGTTCTTTAACCAGCGATCTGCTTTATTACAAACTATTTCTTCAATTAATTTTCTTAATTGGACAGATAATAATCCAATAATGGCTGCTAAAGCTTTTGGCAATCAAAAACAATATTGGAAAGATTTTGCAACTTTATTTAATTCAGATTTTTTAAAACAAAGAAGATCTGGCTTAAAAACAGATGTTAGTGCAGATGAAATTGCTGCAACAGCGGCAACATCTAATAATAAAGCTAGAGCTGCTTTAAATGAAATACTTAAAGCTGGATTTATAGGTACACAAATTGCAGATAGTTTTGCTATTGCTAGTGGTGGTGCTACTTTTTATAGAAATAGAATAGATAAATATAAAAAAGAAGGGTTTAGTCAAAAAGAAGCTGAAGAAAAAGCATTTTTTGATTTTAGAAATATTGCAATTGAGTCACAACAATCATCTGATCCGTCAAGAATTAGTATGCAACAATCTAGTCAATTAGGACGTATTATATTGTCTTATGCAAACACACCGGTACAATATGCAAGATTAATAAAAAAGGCTGCCAGTGATCTTAAGAATGGACGAGGAGATGCTAAAACAAACGTTTCTAAGATACTTTATTATGGTGCTCTTCAAAATGTTATATTTACCGCATTACAAAGTGCTTTATTTGGCATTATGTTTGATGATGAAGATGAAGAAGTTGGTGAAAAAGAAGCTCAATTTAAACAAGAAAGAAAAGAAGGTGCATCTTTAAGAATAGTTAATGGTATAGTTGATACAATGCTTAGGGGTAGTGGCGTTGGTGGTGCTTTTGTAGCAATGTTAAAAAATGTTCTTTTAGAAATTGATAGACAAAGAAATAAGACTAGACCAGATTTTACATATGCTGCGAATAAAGTATTTTCATTTTCACCTGTAATTGATACTAAATTTAGAAAAGCATTATCAGCTGCTAGAAAGTTTACATATAAACAAGAACTTCAAAAAATGTATGATCGAGGAGTTGCTATAGATAACCCTGCATTATTAGCAGCAGGTGAAGTTGCTTCTTCTTTTGCTAATATTCCTGCAGATAGAGTTGTTAAAAAATTAAATAACTTAAAAACTGCAACAGAAGAAGAAACTAAAGCATGGCAATCAGCGGCCTTAGTTTGGGGATATGGAGAATGGGAACTTGGTATACAAGCAAGAAAAACAGATGAAGCAAGAGCTAAAGCTAAAAAAGAAAAAGCTAAAACAAAAGAATTAAAAAAAGATATAAAAAAATTACAAAAAAAAGTTGATAAAGAAACAAAAAGCCCTGTTAAAGATAAAGCTGGGAGAATATTAGGAAGAGCAAATAAAGACGGAAGTATTGAAGTTGCTCCTGGATTATCACCTGAAAAGAAAGCTGAAGTTATAAGACATGAAAAGTTGCATCAAAAAGAAATGCAAAACGGAAGTAATGCTTTTACAAGTGGTGGTAAGTTAGATTATAATAATGATTTTGTTTTTTATGGCAAAAAAAAATATCCCAGAAAAAACGGCAAAATTAAAGATAATAATAAATGGAAACCTGAAGGTGATCATTCTTTACCTTGGGAAGTATTTGCACATAAACACGATTAAAATAAATAATATGAGTAAAGAAAGTTATTTTAAAAATACAGAAAAAACATCAAGAAATAAACCGTTAAATTCTAGTGCTATTAATGATGCTATGGAGGTTATGAAACAATCTAAAGAAGATGCTTTGGTTGCTAATACTAAAAACATATATCAACAGGTATCACCTCAGAATGATAATAGTCAATTAAATAAATATTTATATCCGCCATATACAACAGATAAAAAAGGTATGGCATAAAAAAAAGGGATGTTACTTAGCTGTAGCATCCCTTTTATTATTTAAAATATTAAACCAATTAGCAAACCAACTACTGGGCCTAATATAGACCATAGTTCTAAAAATCTAATTTTCTTAAGTTCTTTATTAGTAAAAACATTATCTTTAGTATCTAAAATAACGTCTCCGGCTTTTTGTTGAACTTTTGCTAATTCATCTTCTAAATCCAAAATTCTTTTTTTTGCATCCGCAAATGTAAATCTTTTTCCCATATTATTAATTTATATTAACCATCGCAGCTTAAACAATTAGGATCCATAGCTGCTGCGGCTATATCTCCTCTCAGTACAGACTCAGTACGCATATAATACAAGGTTTTTATACCATGCTTCCATGCTTCCATATGCACTTGATTTATCCACCTAGGAATAGCTTCCGAAGGAAAAGCAAGATTAAGTGATACTGATTGATCAATATAATCTTGTCTTATACCTGCCTGCCTAACTAACTCTAGTTGATTTATTTCTTTAAACGTTTTGAACACGTTTTTGACTGGCTCTCCATCTTCTTGGTTAAGCCTTCCTCTTTCATCATAATACCATCCATTGAAGGCATCAATTGCTTGGACAGATCCACCATCGGCAAGAATCTGATCCCATGTATCTTTGTTATCAATCCCAATTTTTCTTAATACTTTTTTAAGTTCATTATTCTTTCTAATAAAAGTACCTTTAGCAGATTGCTCTGTAAATACATTTGCTGCCCAAGGTTCAATACCAGGTGACACATTACCTGCTAATTTAGAGTTACTTACAGTTGGTGCTATAGCGCGAAGATGTGTATTTCTAAACCCTGTACCTACACACCATAATGGTTCACCATATATTTCAGCAAGTGCTCTTGAAGCACGTTCAGTTTCAATTTTAATTTTTGAAAATATTTCACGTGTTTTAAATTGTGCTAATAAACTTTCATAAGCAATACCTCTTTTTTGCAATAAGCTATGCCAACCTAATACACCTAATCCTACAGCTCTTCCCTTTTCAGCAGATCTTACTGCATTTTCAAAACCTTTCATGTTTTTAGCTTTTTGAATAAATTCCTCAAGAACGCCATCTAAAAACCACGTAGCATCATATATAAGATTTGTGTTTTTCCATTCATCATATTTATCTAAGTTAACAGAAGATAAGCAGCATACAAAACTATGTGATTCATCAGTATGCAATACTATTTCACTGCATATGTTAGTCATATGAACTTTTAAACTATTTTTCTTATATGCTTCTGGATTAGCTTTGTTTGTATTTCCTTTAAATAAGATATAAGGTTCTCCAGTTGCTTTACGTTTTTGTATAAGCTTTGACCATTTTTTTCTTGCTTCGGGATTTCCGAGCTCAAGCTTTCGCATAAACTTATCGCCAACGACAGCACACTGGTGCAAGTTAAGTGATTGTCTATTGACATCTCCTTTAGGCTCTCTAATTTCAAGCCACTCCTCAAAATCGTCGTGTTCAATATTGATGTTAACGCTTGCAGCTCCTCTTCTAACGGAACCCTGATTGGTTGCGAGTATAGTTGAGTCATATATTTTGCAAAAAGGGACAACACCGTCTGAAGTTCCATTACCTGTAATTTTAGCTCCGGCAGGACGAATCATATTAACTCCGATACCTACACCCCCGCCGTGTTTTGCAAGTAACATCATTTCTAAATTTTTATTACCAATGTCCTGTATACTATCAGAAACATCAATACCAAAACAAGATATAGGTAAACCTCTGTCTGCACCTGTATTAGAAAGTACAGGAGAAGCTAAACATAACCATCCCTTCCATATATAATCAAAAAATTTATCTGCAAGTTCTGGTTTATATAAACGTTTTGCTACAGTTTTAGCAACACGCATATACGCATCACGAGGTGATTCACCATTTATAAGATAACCACCTGAAATAGTTTTTTTATAAACCTCATTATCACCCCATGAAGGGTAATCTTTACCTTTAACCCAATCGTTATTCCACATTTAAATAATATATTAAGTATCCTATTGATACGTTTAAATTAACTAATACTAAGTTCCATTGTTTTGCAACCCATACTTGAGGTATAGATAGTATGCCTCCTATAATATAAGTCATAACACCTATACTTTCATATGTTAATAAATATGGTGACATCATAATAAAGGCTGTACCCATATAACCTAACCTGTTTGCAATTCTTTCTTTTGCTGTAAGTCTTCTATCTTGAACTAATAACCTTATAAAAGATCTTTTCCACCTAAACTCACATCTTATACAGGTTTTTTTACCTAAGTGCTTAAACTTATGATCTTTTTTCTTTTTTTTACAAACATTACAAACTCTCATTTACCAAATATCTTCAAAGTCTTCACCTTCATTAGCTTTCGAATAATCAGTCGGCCTAATAGAAAAGAAATCAGTATGAGTGTGCCCCCCGGTAAGATGGTAGAACCAGTCCAAATCACTCGCTCCAGCTTCGTCATATTCAAAGTATTTCCCGCTGTTTGAGTAACCGAGCTCAACAATTTTTTCGTTAAGACGTTTCCTGATAAATTGTTTAAGGTTATAAGATTTGAGGTTTTCAATATCTCCTTGTTCAAACATTTTATCAATATATCTTTCTTCTGCTTTAAGCATTGTTTTTGCTGCTTTAATAACGTGTTCATAACAATCATCTTGTAATCCTTTAGTTTCTTTACACATATGTCTAAATAACTGACATCCCATTTTAGAATGTAGTGATTCATCTCTTACACTCCATTTCATCTGTTGGCCAATGCCTTTGAGCAAATTACGCAACTGAAAGCTATATAGCACAGCAAAAGCGGAATAGAGACTAACACCTTCTGCAAATGCAGAAAATACAGCGAGAGACCTGCCAATCCCAATAGGGTTGTTACCAGAGTAACTAACAAGATTATCGAAGCGCTGGGCCGTGGCGGGTTCGTGTAAGAATGCTTCGAAATTTTCGAGTCCGAGTGTTTCATTTAAATAAGAATATGCTACTGCGTGAATTGTTTCTTGTGAGCCAAACATCATGGCCATCTGTTGGATTTCATATTTAGGAAACCACGATACAACTTTTTGGGTCCAATAATCAGAAACCGCACATTCCGTTTGTGCAAATCCCAAAAGTATATTTCCAACCAAGTTCTTTTCTCCTTTGGTAAGTTTTTCATTCCAATCTTTGACATCACCTGACATTGGTATCTCTGTATGAAGCCAAAAAGCTTGTGCTTGTTTAAGCCAACCTTCTGTATAATATTCTGGATATTCAAAAGGTTTATAAGGTATTCTTTCATCAAACAGTCCCATCTTTAGATTCTTCTTTTTTAGTTAATTCTTCTTTTAATTTTTCTATAGCTTTTTCGTAATCAGGAAATTTTTTTACCAATTGCATTGTACCTATAGATAAGTCGCGTAAATTTGTTAATTCTTGAATTACTTTATTTAAAGCTGCTCCTAATGATTCAACTTTATTACGCATTTCTATTAATTTACTTTCCTTCATTAAAATATTTATTTAATGTTTTAATTCTATCATCTGCATCAACTAACATTTGTAATGCTTGCTCTGCATTTTTATAGTAATCATCAGTTGAATGATCGCCTATACCAGCAGCTTTATTACTTAATAGATCTAAACTAAGTAATGCTTTGGTTTTATCTGCTTCAGCAGATTTTAATAACATTTCATATAAGTGTAAGTACATCTTTACTAAGTATTATAGGACTTGCATCCTGGTTATTTTTAACTTCAATATGCGTTTCTTTAATAGAAACAATAGGTTCAATAGGTTCCATTATTCTTCTAATAACTTTACCATTTTGGTCTCTAATTACTTTCTTTTTAGAAAATAATCGTTTATAATTTTTTAAAACGTATTCTTTTATTTTCTCTTCATTCATAATGTAATGTTAAACAAATTTCTACAAAAGGAAAATATAATACATGCTCAGAAAACTTTTCTTCTGGATAACTTCTTATACCTATTAATACCCCAGGATATAATCCAATACTAATCTCCCAACCTTCTATATTCATTTAAATAATAATTTAGCATTTTCATATGATGGGTTATTCTTTCTCTGTAATGTTCAGGTAGTGTAAATTCCGTGTTTTCCGTGGATTCTAATAATGTCATTATATTTTATAATTTTATTATTTAATAATTTTTTAATGTCTTTATCTAATAATCTTTTTGCATACATTACACGCGCTTCTTTCGCCTTCTTTCTTTGATCAACGTTATCGTCCGATCTACTTCCTTTTGATTTTGCGGCTTGTAAAGCGTCTTTCCAATTTTGTTTTTCGTAAGCCATAATTTAAATAATTTCCACCTTAAAGGAAAAGATTCATTTGGTCTGCCTTTGCATTCTATAATATAATCTTTACCAATAAAATCTGGTGTATATTTTATACCTAATATTTTTTTATCTCCTCTATTAATATATTCTCCTTTACTATTAGCTTGTTTTTCATAACTTGTATTACAAAAATGAAATGATTTTATTATTTCAAAAGTTTCATTTTCATAGCCTTCAAACAATTTATCTTTTTTTAAAGCCATGTAAGTATATCTTTCAAGTCCTGACGCAAAATTAATACCATCATAAGATATTTTTTTAGCTTGCACAGGACCTCTTTTTTTACTCCTACGTTTTACCATTTTAATATGTTACATCCCAGTTTTTATCTGTAGTGTCTGATGTCCAACTAGATTCAGGGTATTTACTTAGTTTCTTATCTTCTTCGATTAGAACAGCTCTAATTTTTTCAATATAATTAGCGGCATCCATAAGTTCTTCTTGTAAATGATTAAGCCATGTGTCTAGCGTTTGATCATCTTTATCTAAACCAACACCATACTTTTTATAGCCTGCTTCAGCACGTTTTTGAATCTTTTCAATTACGCGATTAATTATTTTGTCGTTTACTTTACTCATCTTTTACAAATGTTCCGTTAACCATTTTACCTGTTCTTTTAGATATTACATTAAATGATTCATCAATGCACTCCTCAATTTTAAATCCTTCTAACTCTGAAAGATTAGCAAGTACTATTACCATATCACCAATAGCATCTTTTATTTCAGGTTTATTTTGTTTTAATAATGCTTGTGCAAGTTCACCTGCTTCTTCCATTAATTTAATATATTGAGTTTTACTATCACCTTTTTGATAAAGATTACGTTGTTTAGCCCACTCTCTTATTTTATTAAATGAAGATATATTATCTTTAACAAATTCTTTTGTAAATGCTTTATTATATATATAACAAGTTGAAGGACCAAATTGACTTGATTGTACATTTTGTAATATCCATTCTATATAATCTTCATTTGTTAATTTAAAATTACCTTCTGGTAATTCTAATTCAATACCTTTTAAAAATTCAGCATTAATATCTTGCGGTGATATTTTAAATGTTGTGGTTGCTTTTGATGAGCTATGTTTATTCATTTTTTTATTAAATAAATCTTTATATAATTTATAATCTTGTTTATAATTTAATTCTTTTTGTAAATTCCATTCAGCTTTTGATGCTTTATCTATATCATCTGTTTCATATAATATATCATATTCACCAGGCTTATAGCCTTGTTCTTTTTCAACACGCTTTTTAATATTAGTTGTACAACCAATTTTAATTCCTGGTATATGATATATTTTGTATTTACCTGATTTTAATTTTAATGCCATATTTATATATTTAATTACCTACAGACAACGGAGCTTTAATAGCTGGATGTGGATTGTAGTTTATTATTCTTACATGTTTATGTTTAGGTATAAATAGTTTTTTATAACTCCATTTTGTTGATTCAACTCTAATACCCTTGTCTAACTCTAATTGTGGTAAAGCTTTTGAAGTTCTTTCAAGTTGTATGGTAGCTTGTTTTAAATGATTATTATACAAATGACAATCACCTAAATTACCAATTAATTGACCTGCTTTCATATTCGCACCTTTAGCTAACATTTCAAGAAGTAAACCGTACATTGCTATGTCATAAGGTAAACCTAAAAATACATCTGCTGATCTTTGTTGCCACATTAAATCTATTTGGTTATCTCTACAATATACTTGAAAGTTATAATGACAAGGAGGAAGAACCATATCAGAGAGGTCACCTGGATTCCAAGCATTAACCATGAGCCTCCTCGAGCTTGCATTTTCCCTGATGTTTCTAACCAGTGAAGCCAATTGATCAACACCGTTAGAATTACGCCATTGATAACCATAAACCTTACCCAAAGTCCCGTCTGTTCTACCAGATCTTCTGTAATCATCATCCCAATATTTAACCTTATGCTTATGTAAATAAGCAATGTCAGTTTTACCTCTAAGTATCCAAATAAGTTCGGTAAGTGCATGATTAAAAAATACTTTTTTAGTTGTTAACAAAGGAAAACCTAAAGACATATTATGTTTTATAGTTTTACCAAATACAGATAAAGTACCTGTACCAGTTCTATCTTGCTTAGGTTTACCACTATATAATATACTACCTAATAAACCTAAATATTGTTCTTCTATATTAATCATTGTTTTTCATAATAATATTTACACATATTGTAATATTCAAGCCATATTGTATTTTTATCATATATATGAGGTGCATAATATATTTTTTCACCTTTTTTATATGAACCCAATGCAATTGCTATTTTCCATTTACCCGGTTCATTATTAATACCATAAGGCGATATTCTTATATTATTATTTATACAATATTGTTGCCATTTTGTTTGGTCACGAGATGCGGTATGTGGTGGCATTTTATATGCATCTTTTTTCTTTTTACCTACTAACCCGCTTCCCATGGCATTATTTCATTTGATACATCAAATACTGGTATATAATTACCACTAGTATGATCCCATTTAAAATGAGCTTCAGCTTGATTTTCACCTAAGTTTTGAAACTTTACTTTTAACACTTTAACTTTAACAGTTTTTTTATTATAATCACGATGCACAAGTAACCCATGATAGGAAGCGTCGTACCATTCTCCACCTCCTTTAATATTGTACATATTTGGTTCATCAATTGTTCCATCTTCTTTTTTATACATTTTAGTTGGGTGTGCTACAACTATAACTAATACATCATGCTTTTTAGCAAACGCTTCTATACGTGTTAAATATTCCATAGTTGCATCAGGTATACTCATATTAGCAGATCCATTCATTTTTATTTTATTATATGGATCAATAACTAGACATTTAATACCTTTACGCTTTACAAGTTCAGCACCTTTTTGTAATACAGCGTCTAAATCATATCTTTCATTTTCAATAAAATAAAAGTTATCATTTACAACTTCTGTTACTTCATTCCATTTATCAGAGTTTATATCTGCTTTTGATGGCATCCAGTCACCAATTTTACGCATTAATTTGTGTGCATGTAAAAATGTTGGCTTATTTTCTGGTGAAGCAAATGCTGTTTTCCAACCATATTTTAAGTTGTATCCAACCACCATTCTATCAACAAAATCAGACTTACCGCTAGAAGGCACGCCTGTGACGGTAATAAATTGTCCGGTATAAGTTGAAAATATGCTGTCAAAATTATCAAGGCCAATTTGATAGCCAGGTTTAAATCCTTCATGAATAAATTCTTGTAATTCTTCTGTTATATCATTTAATGTAACTACATTCTCTAAAGGAACAGGATTAGCTTCATCAACAAGACGCTTAAGCATGCTACTGCTGTGCCCCAACATATATTCATTAGCATCTTTGAAGTCGCTAAAACTAATTGTATAGCAGACTTCTGCTCCAAAACGTCTAATGAGTTCTTGTTGTAAATTTTGTCCAGCTTCATCTCCATCGACTGCGATAATAATTTTGGATTTGTCTTCAAAATATTCAATGCAGTTATCGAGGTAATCAAGATTAAGGCGATTAAGAGTAGCTCCGTTCGGAACACTAACCACAGAGTTGACTTTAGATTCCATAAAAGATAAAGCATCCATTTCTCCTTCCACAATAACCACGTAATCATGCCCAATTGTACTATCAATATTATAAAATATTTTTTCTGCTCCTTTAACAAGCTTAAAGTTTTTTCTACCATCTCTATATTTTACATTTATTAAATCATTATTTATAAAATAATTAAATTGTATTGTATTTTCTTTTTTACTTGTTTGAGGCATCCATTCCTCACCTTCAGTTATTTTAGCTTTTATTAATGTTGATTGAGATATACCTCTCGATTCAAACCATTTAACAGCTTTATCACTGAGTAATACATTATTTTTCCATTCAGGTTTAATATAGGTTTTGTCTATATTACCTTTTCTTTTATATGTATGTAATTGAAATACAGTATCACAATTCATACAAGTTCCGAGACCACGCTCCCAATCGTACATAGCACATTTAGCTTTACGATTCTGTGGTTTACGATTAGCAGAGCAAAGAGGGCATATACCCTCTTGCTTGCCAACCTCTAATTTATGTTGATTGAATGTATCAATCTGAAAACCATTAATCTCGGTAGTGTTCATTAAAACGGTAAGTCTGGTTCGTTAGTCTTAGCTTTAGGTTGAAATGCTGGCGGTGCAGCAGCACTTGTAGCACTGTCTACGTTTTGGCCATCTGTCCAAACAACTTTAACATTTCCTAAATATTGTTTGTCTGCTTTCATTTCCCTTTCTTCTTTACTTTGTTCAGTCATAATATAACCTGAATCACCGTATTCACCGACTTCGTTATTAATAACAACAGTAACCGGATAGTATTTACCTTTCTTACCTTCATAAATTTTATCTTTATTTATTTTAGATAAGTTTATATTGCCAGATATTATACTTGCCATTCTAGTATGTATTTATGTTAGCAAACATTCTTCTAAGTTGAGCTTTAGTAGCACCAGTTACTCTTCTTAAATTATCAACTGCTTTTACATGCGATTGATTAGA